AGTGTGATGAATAAGCGTAAACATATAAAGGAAGGGCAATATAAGCTAGGTGCAGCTATACAAAATGGTAGAGCTCCCGCAAATTGTCGCAGTTTTAGAATAAATAAGCAAGGGCTAGATTGATGATTAATCCAAGACGGCAAAAGGTAAATATTCAGCTTCCTAAAGCCGTTCGAGTGTACGTGGAGCAAAATAAAAATCAACAGAATGTTGCTGCGCCCAAGCCGCCTGTAATGAGGCAGCAACAGAATCCAAATTACGTCGCACCATCTGTGGTCAGATTAGATCCTAGTACTAGACAGCCAGTATCACAAATCATAGAACAAGCGAATGAGTCAAGAGTAAATCTTTATAATGCCAGCAGGGCTGGCGTCAAGTCGCCGTCTCAGCCGTCGTCGCAGCAAGTGACGAGACGGCGAGGGCCGGTAATCCAATATTCGAGTGACAAAGATTTACCAGTTCAGTCTGCTTTCATAAATCGGTTGAAAGACGTGGGGGTAGGGCGTGCTTTGATGATAATTGGGAACGGACCGAGCATTGCTACCGTAGATCTGGCAGAGCTCAAGGATAAAAAACGGATCGATATTTGCAGTATTAATAATCCAGACACAAGAGTATGGCCAACTCAATACTGGTGCTTCTTTGATAGTAGCCAATATCGAAGGCATAAAGCGCTATTGGCTGACTACAAAGGAATCATTGTCACAGGTAGCAGTATTGCAAATTGTCACGCAAATCATCTGAGGCTTAGGAATTTGGGACAACAAACGTTCAGCACTGATCTACTAAGAGGATTAGCCATTGGTCGTAGCAGTGTCTTCGCAGCTTTGCAAGTGGCTGAATGGATGAAGTATGATGAGATATTTGTGTTCGGTGTAGACATGGATGCTAAAGGTATCGATGGTAAATTGCATTTTTACGGGACTAATCCTGACGTGCCGCCTCATGTGCGTGTTGAGCGATTTAAGGCTGAGGCTGATTGTTTCATGCAAGCGGTTAATAATATCGCTGAGGAGCGGAGGCAGAACATTCATTTTTGTAGTGAATACAACACATGGCCGTTCGTTAAGCATTTCAGCAACCACTCTGCGCAAGAAGGACTAGAGTTGGCTATCGCTCGTTGGGGCGCTGATGTTAGCCCATCAGTTGAATTCTAGGAATAAATACACAGTTAATCACTTCAGGAGCAGCATATGAATGGCAATCCGATCAGTAAGTTAGAACTCGACTGTTTTCAAATTAGCGAAATGTTAGAGTGCATGGAGTTCGCTGCGAAGCATAATTTGCCTGCTGTGGTAGTCCACCAGGGACTGAGTTTAGACGCATTGATCATAAGAAATAAGGTCAGAGGCAAGTTCAAAGTGGTAGTGCCAATAGATTGGCCAAAAGGAGATCATTTCGGTAATCTAAAATTCCGCGGACTTACTATTGATAGTTTAGAGGGCGATGCGTTCGAGATCGTAATGAGTTCAGGTAAATCAACAATGGATTTAAAAAATGAAGCTAGAGTGTGCACTGACTTCATTAGGACGTATCTCGGTCCGACGCAGGAGATCAGGTTCGTAGTTCCATCTACCAAGACTGATGTGGCATCTATTGCGGAGTTGGCCGGGTTGTTTCATGGTATTCGTAATCCTGCTTATGTGCGGTTTGGATTTGCTAGCAAAGCGCCTGCCAATAAGGTCAGTCGATCATATAATATAGAGATCAGGACCAAATTGTTCGAAGCAGTCGGCGTTCCTATTAAAATGTGTGGTAATATTCAAACGATACAAGACATTGATTTAATAGGCGCTGCTCGATATGGTGTCTCTTTGGCTTTTGCTAAAGTCATTATAAATGAGTATGCACTGGCTCAGGAAGAACGGCATAGTACCCCAGTGTGATCCTAGTATTGGTAGCACCGGGATATGTCTACTTTTTGTTACAGCAGGAGTTATAAATGCAAAAGGGAAAATTCAATGTGGTAACAGACGGCAACTACGGTAGCACAGGTAAAGGTCATGTCAGCAGCGCCTTAGTGTACAGGTACAGACCTGAGATACTTACCAACACGAATATGGCGAATGCTGGCCATACAGCTGTATCACCAGATGGGAGCAAATTTGTCAGCAAGGCTTTACCAGCGCCAACTATAATGCGTAAATGGTTAGATAAATATGATCCGACCGTTATTATGGGTGCTACTAGCGCATTTAAGCTTGACACGTTGCAGGCGGAATTAGATCAGGTTGGTCACGACATTAAGTTAATGATTCATGATCGTGCTGCTGTGATCACGAAAGAGCATCAGGAGCGAGAAGCGTGTGGGTCAGATAGCACTAAACATGTGGCAAGCACAATGCAGGGTTGCGCCACCTGTTTATCGGACAAAATATTGCGCAAGCAGGACGTCAAACTCGCTAGAGATTATGCTGAAATAGCACCATTGATGGCAAGCAAACAATGTAGTGGAATGTCGCTTCCAGAATATCTTACTACTATGATGCGTGGTGGGATGACAATTCTCCATGAGGGTAGCCAAGGGTTCGGATTAGATATTAATCATGGTAGTCATTATCCCCAATGTACTTCACGTAGCACCACCGCAATACAAAATCTTAGTGACCTTGGATTGCCACATCAGTGTATGGGTGATGTGTACTTAGTGCTTAGATGTCATCCTATTCGAGTTGGTAACGTAATCGAGGACGGTAAGGTCATAGGCTACAGCGGAGATTGTTACCCCGATCAACACGAGTTAACAATAGAGCAAATAGCAGCTGAATGTGGCGCTCCGCCTGATGTCATTCGTGGTATCGAAATTACCACGGTCACTAAGCGTCAGCGCCGGATGTTCTCATTTAGCGCGCAGCAGGCCAAACAGGCGGCTCTAAGCAATGGAGCTACAAAATTGGTACTGACATTCGTTAATTATATCGATTGGTCATGTTACGGGGTGAAGGAGTACAATAAGTTACCTCAAAAAGTGCAGTCGTTCGTGCACAAGATCGAAGATGAATTGAGGTTACCAGTAGTAATGGTAGGGACTGGGCCAGCTTATGATGACGTTTGCATCATCTAATAAATTCGCATATTTAGATGAGATTAGCGATGATCTTGACGAGGCCTTGGCTCACACCAAGGCCTTGTCCTTTTCACGCGTGTGGTATCGGAAACATAAGTATAAGTCATTTACTCAGTTGTCTGACGATGAGCACAAGCATATTAAAGGAAAATTGATAGCATCGAACTTAGCATTGGTCGGATTTAATATCACGGTTGAGGACTTAACTAATACAAAGCTAACTGGATTATTAGGTTATTATAAAGTCAAGTGGCTGAGCTTACAATTCGACAGTAGAAAGCACTACGATGATCATTATGATAGAGCGATGGAGTTCGCTAGTTCTTTAATACCATTAGGTGTGACTGTGGTGTGTCCGTATTATTGGTGGTTACTTAATCATTCAAAACAATTCAGGTCTTATAAGTTAGAAGCTATGTATATCTTGAATAATATCAATATTAGTATTAGGAAGTCTTTGCCTATGAAAAGTGTCGCCATAATAGATACTGTTGATGTGTTACCTGGCCATGGAACACAATGGCTAGGTGACGGTAAATTGGATTTTGCCGGATGCATTTCAGATATCGGCGACGGCGTGTTGGTGGGGTGTGCTCATTCTATGGTAGTGCGGCAAGGTAAGACTAAGGTAGATAACATGCATGTAGTATTAAGCAGGTTGGAGCGATATTATGATTAACATGAATGAAGCAGTATTGAAAATAAAAGCGGCAGGATCAAAGGCAGTTAGGATCGTTCCGGGCCCAGGACAATCGGTTGATGGTGGTCTATATCAAATAGAAATTTTAGAGTCAGCTGGATGGTCGACAGTAATTCAAGGTGTGACTAAACAGGTAGCGGAGTCTATGGTAAACCAGGCAATAAATCGTGTGATTCTTGGATGAAAAAGAAAATCGTATCAGTTATGGAGCTGGCAAAGTACAAAATCGGAGATCTTGCATATCATGTAATGTTACAGCCAACTGGAAAAATTCCTAGACTAGCGTCAGCAGACAAATGGATGCGAGAAGTCCACCCCAAAGTCCTATATTCTAGTGGGCCTTTCAAGCATCTATGGAAATACACAAGCGTACTACCTCGTGTCAGCTGGAATGATTTTGAAGATTTAATAATGGTTATAACCGCAAGCGTAGAAGTACAACCGTTTTGTGTGAAGGGCATTGAAAGATGTAAGCATACTGGTGAATTCATTTATACAAATGAAGACGACGTCGAAATACCTGAATCTTGCTTGTTCGACACAAAGCAAGCTGCATCGTTAGAACGGTCTAGGATATTGAAGCTATTCAAGAAATGGGTCGAAGTGCAAACGTAGTGGCCCATTTGTAACTTCAATGGCTTTGGTTAGTATCGTTTGGATGTTATATGAACTAAATCTATTGTAAGTGTGATACATTACAGTAGCCAAAGTGAATCGTCATGGAAATAAATCTTAATGGTAGTGGTATCGGGATCAATAACTATTCCGAGGTCCTTGTAGTCGATATCGAAACACGCAACACTTTCTGTGAGAATAATTCATATAATCAGGATACCTTGTTAGCGTATGCGAATCAATTAGCTCATAAAAACATCACGACAGTGTGTAAGCCGATCCAGACAAATGCTGTCAGAATTACACAAGATAAGGTCAATAAAACAAGCAGGAGTACATTTCCGCGGATAACAGATAATGCGTTGCTTGGCAATTGCATCGATGATCAAGCCTTAGCGTGTCAGAATGAATCGACGCCGCTTGACGTACATTTTATCATAGATCTGAGCACACCGGCTTTACGGCAAGTTGGAGATCTTGCCACATATTTAGATCAATTGATCGTAAGCATGAAAGAGAGATATGGTGGAGGATTAAGGGCGAGCTACACTTTCTTAACCCCAATTGATAATGTTATTGATACGTCGACTCAATGGACCATACAGCATTTGGCAGGACCCAGTATTATCACCACAGGTGACTCCGCCGGGATCACATATCATCTTCCGGTAGCCTGTGCAACAGTGAGTTCATTGAAAGCATCATATCATAATGGCAACCTTGGAGTAGGAGCAACATTGACGGCTAGTGAGAATCGCACCTTGATGAGGATAGACGGCTATCAGCCACTGCTTAATGATCGTATATTAGTCAAAGATCAATTGCTTCAGCAAGCTAATGGGATTTATGTCGTAACTGATTTAGGTAGCGGCAGTAAACCGTATGTTCTCACCAGGTCTAACGATTTCGACGGCAGTTCTGCTGCAGTAACACCTGGGTGGGCGACGACAGTTAGCAAAGGATTGACCAACAGTGGCTTGTCTTTCGTGTCAACTGGCGTGGGGACTTTAACTTCCGGAACTCATGCAATCTTGTTTGGTGTCGACGCAGTGGTGTTTACTAATAGTAGTCTGGTCAAGTATTCGTGTGTTACACCGTCAATTGTCGATTATCTAAACGTGAACAATTCGAAGCTGCTGCTGACTACGAGCAATAGTCGGATCTGTCCGTATGATATAGTTATAAACAATTTAATAAGGCAATCGTCATTCTCTTACGGTACGGTAATAACAGATAGCGTGGTAGTGCGGGCTAGTGACATCAAGACGTGTCGATTTGTTAGAAGATCACTGGCGTATTTGCAGTTATTCGTCATCTCTAATCGCAGCTTTACACTGTCTGACAACAGCGTCATCAATTTTGAAGGCTCTTTGGATAATGCGGTAAATTGCAGCGTTAACATTAGTCCGATTGTCACCAATGGACAGTTGACATCAGACTTTAGTAAAGCTTTTAATGTTTATCGCAATCATGGCGTTGAACCGTACACTGTGTTCAATGCAGCTGAGTTATTCAGCATAATCCATGGTCAAATCAAAAAGTACTACGATGGGCTATTCATTAGTGTCGCCAATAATGTCGATAAACAATACCTATATCAGACTGGCCAATATGTTAAATCGGTCAAAGGCAATAATGTGGCTAATTTGGCCATTTCCTCTGCGGTCGATTTTAGTGCCTATGATACGGTTAATGACTTTTTAGCGGTCGTATCAGGCAATCAACTGCAAGTGATAAAGTTGGCTGAGTATAGGCTGGTCGCTAAGTACACTTATGATTACGAGATAGTAGGGTTAGCGTTCGATAAGTATCTGCAACTTAGTTTGTTAACCCAAGTCGGCACTACGTTATCGGTGTTATCGATCCAAGTGTCAGATTTATCAGCAGTTACAGAAAAATATGTTTTAGACATTTCTTCATATGGCGTCATACCGGTAGGCAGCATAAGGTTTCATAGTCCGAAAGCGGTCGATGTAGATTTCTTGACCTTTGCTGTTAATGGTGATGGTGGATCTAATCTACGATATACTATAGCATTGCGGCAACTTGATGGCAACCAGGCCACAGAAGTTCTACCGCATGTTGGCTCATTTGTCGGGTTCGATTCATTTACCAATCGGTTTTACATTTTAGATGCGCTCACTAAAAAGATATTGAGATTTGATGGTCTTGCCGAATATTTCTTTGATGGATTGAGTAACGCCACGCAGGTTTATGATGTTGCTTTAATCGAGGTGACGCTCGATGAAGATAGTGGCCATTTGATTGGGTTCAATGGTACCAGTTGGCTCGACATAGATCTCGCTGGCGCTAGTGTTGCACTTGGTATCACTCAGGAAGTCGATAACTTTATCGGCATTAAACTTAACTTGTCGTGCCCTGAAGATTATTCACTTTTGTCGGTTCATAACGTGCCATTTGGTGGCATTAGCAACTGGTCGAACCGCAATAAATCTTTCGATAATATTCTGGTGTCCAATGGTGGATCTACATACAGGCAATATCTAGATTTGATAGCTGGTAGCACCTACACGCTTACGATTGATGCGGTTATTTTAGATCAAGTAAGCAGTCAGGGCAATTTTTGTGTTACGATAGGATTCACTGGTGTCTCATATCAATATCCGATACATCGGACTGGCCCAGTTACTTTATTGTTTGAAGCTGTGGGTGGTCCGTGTCTGATTGAGCTTTTTGTCAGTCCTTTTTATGATAGCAAGGAGATAGCGGTTAATAATCTTATTGTGTGCGAGACCAAAGAAATAGTGTGTGGACTGGTCGAGAACATAGAAATGACACTAAAGTGGGGCACTCCTGAATCTGTCGATATACCTCGTTTACCATTGAACATATTTAACGCATTTTTGAAATTAATTTATCGGAATCCCACAACACCATCAGAGTTTAAGAATACATTTCTACTGCCCACCTGCGAAGGGCATACGTGCATTGGCGATCCACCAAAAGTCGTTAGTGTCACATGCAATTATGGCGATACTGTTGACTTCTGGAAGCAACAGGGATTAGGCACGGTGGCGCAAGTCAGCATCTTGTCGCAGAATTTGACGAAGAAGCTTATGGAAGGAGTGACTGAAAATAAAACAAGCAGTGTGGAAGGATTCGCCAATTGGCTTTGGAGCATTCCGCAAAGTAAGAGCGCAGTGATTAATGACGAATTAACCGCTTATTTTCCCAGTTACGAAGATCCAGTTAACATTCTGGATACCATAGAAGTCTACATCTTAGCGAATCAGGTTTATCCGAGTGGCGATTTTCCTCCTAAGCATTGTGACGATTACCCAGCCATGTTTGAGGATCCCGGCGTCAATCTGTCGGTAGAGATCAGCTATGATGACCAAAGGAAAGTTAACCACACTTTCTCTAAGAGCTTTAATCGCAATGACATCTTTACGACTTATGGGGACTTCACACGGAATCTTCCAAGTCAATGGGACACGTTAACCAGCTTAGGTAATGGAGTGCGTGGGAACAAAGCGGCGTGGCACGTGGCTCAATTTATTTTGGATACACCAGATGGTAAGCAGCCAGATGGCGCAGCTACGTTAAATCAGTGCTCTAAGCCATTAAAAGTAGTCCTCAGTGGCACTGGTTCTATGTATGTGTTTCCCGGCGCTAATAAACCAGCGCCTACGGTAGTAGCGTCTGGCAATGCCTATAATGTGAGACCATGTCAACCGCAAATGGGATTTAAAATGGTCAGCGCTGGCAGAGCTGATTATAGTGTGGTGTCATTCAGTCAGCCTAATGCAACTGGCGGGACTTACAAGGTGACATTCCAAAAAAACGGCGTAAATTCTCCGTTCGTGTTTGAATTAGCAAATGGTGAAAAGCCAGAGATGCTCGTTAAGCTTTTAGCGTCTAGGGCTGGTTTTGTGACAGCGGCAAGCGATATTGGTCTAAGTGGAACAGGCACAAAGAGCGACCCGTTCGTGCTGGCATTCGTCGGCAGGTCTCAAGGTATAGGTTATAGCATTACGAGCACCGACGGTAGTGGCCTGAGTGGTGCAGGATCATTTGACACTGAAGTGATAGCTTCAGGTGGCGCACAACGTGATATCTTCACTGTAAAGTTTAAAAATAGCTTAGAGATACAAAATTCGCCGACTAACACACCTACTTTCAATGAATATTATGCTACATTATACCTTGTATATGGCAACAGCACTTATTCATCTCCAGATGCTACTGCCACTTACGTGAGCAGTAGCGCAGGTACTACAGCATCAGCTATATTGAATTTCATTAACACTATGGTCGATTCAAGTGGCAAATCTTTCGGAACCACTTACGGCGTTGATTTTGTGAGTGTCAGCCCAGGTATAGATCAAACTTATGGTCCGTTTACTATAGGATTTAGCGCTCCCGCCGAGGATGAGAAAGTACAACTGTACTTTAAAACTATCCTTACAAACGGTACAAATCGCAACACGATCGATAGTAGGAATAACCTATCGTATGACCCAGTGGACCTAGTGCATAAATCACAATTTGGTAGCAAGACTGCTGCATCGCAAAAGCTTATGGTCAACGCTAGTGGCGGATCATTCATATTAGGGCTTCCGGCTAACACTGGCACCGTCACACCGCGTGGCATTTATCTGCTAGTGTCTTACGAATTCCCTAATACATCGACGTATACAGCCAGTGCACCTTTTAACATAATTGTATCTGGGATTGATAAAGATGCCAATGGTCAAGATAATCAGTATCAGGTGGCAATCACGCCTGACCGATGTAACACTACTAGTGCTGGTTGCGATGCGTTTTTAGCTTGCGACCCGAATGTCAGCAAAAACATTCAATATTTAAAGTGGTCGGTACGTGGAATTAATGGTGCTTGCGCTAATAACGTTTATACCTCGTTCAGTCAAAGTCTCGATGTGCCAATGAGTGATTGGATCAGTAAAATAGTCAATTCGTTTGATTTAACATTAACTACGGTTTATCCATTTGCACCTAATGTGAATTTGTCTGATGAGCCGATACCTAGTTCTGTACCTAGCTGCGATATTAATTGCATTGTCAGGGTATTTGCTGACAATGGCACCACAAATACTAACACGTTCACGCAGGTTTTTAGTCAGGTTATTAAGGCGACTGCAGGTAAAGAATTTACTAAGAAATTTAAGGTGACAGTGCCCGAAGCGGGATATGTCTACACACGACCTATTCAGGCTAATGCTGCAGCTTCCGATGTTTTAGCAGCTGTTAAGGATCTCAAGGACACTGCGCCTTCTGATGCTGTGGTTGAATTAGATACGGTTGAGAAGGATGGCAGTAATTTTAGCTATATCTTAAAATGGAATGCCGGTTATGCAATTGAGCCCGTGATTGTCGACACTGCCGGTTTGAGCGGTGCGACTGTGCAATATACTAACACAGCTTCAGGCTCTTATGAGATATGCAAGCAGGTTTTAACGTTACAGAACGCAACGGATGGTTATTTTAGCGTTAACGTGGCTTATGGGAGTAGGAATACTACAACAGACGCTATAAGTATACCATTCCGAGATGTTGATTTGCAATATGCGCTGCTTAATACCAGAGGCGTATTTCCTGTCGATTCTCTCACTGTTACACAAGTGCAAACAGTAGATCCTAAGCTCGTGAAGATCTACAACATTGAATTCGCGCCTTTCATGGGACCAGTGCCGTTGTTAGAATCAATCTCTGCTGGTACGATCAGGTGCTATCCTGTTGCGATACCGCCGTTGCCGCCGCCACCGTTTAAGCTGCCTACATATAGCTGTGTAGAGGGTCCGGAGGATCTGTTATTCTCTTTTTGTGGCATCACTGGAGACGGACCAGAGTCTATTGCAGCCGTTGGCTATTCGGCCAAGCAGCTGTCAAGTGTGAGCACCAGTATTAAAGCCAAGGCGGAATTAGTGAATCCTGAGCAGAGACTGACATTACGGCAGATGATTTTAAAGACCAATAGTGGTAACCCTAATGACTTCTTGGGTTACCAATATGATAATTTAAGTGGATCAGTCAGGAGGGTTGGCTTAGAAACGGTGCTTGAGACCCAAACTAGTTATATGATTGTCAAAAAGGTCGTGTACGGTGTGTCTTATAACTTTAAGTATAGCGATGGAGTTTATGAAGATGCTATGATTGACAAAATGTCATATAATCTCTATGTTAGAGTAAGGGCTCAGACCAATCTTCTGCCCGGTAGGATTCAACCCAAGCATTACACACCTAAGGCCGCTTCTTACTTGCTGGCCCCTGCGTCAAGCTTAAATTGTTTAACTTGATGTATTGATGTATTGTAAACATGACGAAAGTCGTTACTTATTCGGAGTAAGTATGAGTAAAACATTGACCATGATGGATGGCACGAGTGTGGACATAATTTCGATGTCCGCATTGGCCAATGGGCTGGTGGTGGTCGAAGGATGCAACAGTGAAAGGTATACTGTCCATCCTTCACGAATTAAGGAGAATCAAAGCGCAATGACTAGCTTGACTGAGTTTAGCGTTTTGGGGTTGAGAGATAGACCTAACTGCATGCTGTTTACTAAAAAAGGCATCAGATTTGACCATGAGCGCATAGATGTGCGAGCGCATGTGCTATTGTGTATTGATGATAATCCACGCAAGATGTGCTTTAATACTTATAATGGTCAGCTTGGCAAGGACAAAAAGTCGCCAGACTTTGATGGATTTTGCGCAGGCGCCGATGGTAAGAACTTCTACAAGGTAGCTTGCGTGGTGAAGGAACAGAAGAAACTTTTAAAGCAAGGATATGAGAAAATTTAATGTTAATAATAACACGAAAGATTGACCAGACATTCACTGTCGGTAACGTCGTAATAAAAATAGTAGACGTTGATCGTAATAAAGTCAGAGTTGGAATAGAGGCGCCTAAAGATATACCTATATATCGTGACGACGTCAAAACCAAAAAATAATACTAGCGCAGGTAAGGATTAAAATGATTAAAGTATGCGTGATTGGTCACAGCGGATTTCTCGGGCGTGCTGTGATAGACCAATTCAATAAATGTGACATCGATGTTATAGGCGTAAGCAAAAGCCACGGAGTGGACGCAACTGATGAAAGACAATTAGAAGATGTGATAACGTCTGACGGTATTACGACTGTTGTAAATTTAGCTGCGGCATGCGGTGGAATAGGATTAAATCAGATACGACCAGCAGAGTTATGGTCTACCACCAATAATATAAACGGAGCTGTGCTAAAAGCTTGCAGCAAGACAAATGTCAGATTATTGATGATTGGTACGGCGTGCTCTTATGGCAGTCTTACGCCGACGCCATTTAGGGAAGATGACTTGATGAAGTATGGCTATCCTGAGGCAACGAATGCTGCTTATGGCGTAAGCAAGCTAAATGGATTATTCGGATCGATGGCCTATCGGCAGCAGTATGACTGTAAGATTACGTATGCAATACCAGCGAATTTGTATGGTCCGTTCGACAATTTTGATCTTGGAACTAGCCATGTTATTCCAGCGTTAATTAGAAAAATCGATGAAGCTAAAACAGCTGGCACACCATTAGTGGTATGGGGCACTGGTATAGCTTCCAGAGAGTTCCTATATGTGAGAGACTGTGCGAAGGCCATAACGCAATTGTCCATAATGCCATATGAGATGGTAGGGTTAGGACCATATAATATCGGTAATGGGCAGGAAGTGGCAATTGCAGATTTAGTGAAAGCATTATGCAATGCAATGGACTTTAAAGGCGAAGTGATTTGGGATAGCAGCAAACCTGACGGACAATTAAGGCGTTGTTTAGATGTTTCAAAGTTACATAAATTAGGCTTTGCCGCTGAGACGGCTCTTGCTGAGGGGTTATTAAATACGATCAAGTATTACCAACGGATGGTGAAAAATGGGAGTGGAAGTACGAGTAACAATTAGCGTCGGAGAATTATTAGACAAGTTGAGCATTTTAAGAATCAAAAAGCACTTCTTCAAAGACGACGATAAATTACACAACATTAAACAAGAATATAATTTACTAGCACAGACGTGGCAAGGTATGCATTCACATATCAAGCCAGTTATGCTTACTGAATTATATAATCTATATGATCGTTTATGCACTGTCAATAAAGCTATCTGGGATATGCAAAATAATATCAGAGAGCACGAAAGAGAGCAATTGTTTGATGATGAATTTATACAGTTGGCTCGGCAACTGTATATCAACGATGACTTAAGATCATCGATAAAAAAACAAATAAATATTAAAATAGGTAGTGCCATAGTAGAAGAAAAATCATTCTAAAGGCCAAAAATGACCACACCAAAAAGAAGCGCAAGCGCAATAGGTAAAAGCAACGTGCGGATGGGCAAAACGCATGAAAGAAGGATGGCACACCTATTAACTGAGTTTACCGGTCAGGAATTTAGAAGGCGGCGCGTTACTGGCCGAGACCAAGGTACTATAGACAGGGAGAGCACGTCGGATGTAATATCATCCAGAGGTTTGTGTGCGTTTAGCATCGAAGGTAAAGCTGGCAAAGGATATAGTCTTGATGCACTTATGTCTACACCAGACACTGCATTATTCACCAAATGGTGGTTCCAGGCCACATATGATGCTAACCTTTTGACAGCGGCAGTCAAGCGTCCCATCTACCCGATGGTCATGTTCAAACCGATTCCAGCGTGGGATTGGGTGGCTGTGTCGAAAAAAGGTTTTTCTGATAAGCTGATACACAAAGGTGTTTTTCCAGTGCTTTTATTTGAAGGATTTAACAATCGCCAATATACTATGTCTGTATCACATTCAGATCGTACTAAGCAGATTATCGAACAGGCTTTGGATGACGTTGTATTCTGTCGATGGAAATCGTTTGCTGAAAATATAGTATCAGATTCACTGTTCTATGAGAGGTGATTTATGGCATGTGGAAGTTGCGGCGGTATAGCACCTAGACAAATTAAAGTGGTTAACGATACCAACCCAAGCCAGCCATTGAACATACGTCCATTGCCGGTGCAAAGGCAGATTAATAATCGGATAAATAGATGTGGAACATGTAGTAGTTTAACCATGTTAGTCAGCATTAATGGAAAGGAACGCACCCAGTGTGTGAATCCAGCTTGTCGATTGGTGCAATAGCTCAGCTGTTAGTAGCGGCTGTCGCAGTAGAGGCGGCAGTAGAAGTGTTCGTAGATTCAGAAATATTCTCTGAAGTCAGGTCATTTATCAAGGACTTGTGCTACCCGCAAGTTCCTCGTGCTAACGCAAGGTTAGCATACGTTTATTACAAGTTAAATTATTTTATTAATTGCGGCTATTGTATGTCGGTGTGGGTTGCAGCAGCTGTTGCTCTTGGTTTCGTCTGCTGCATAACAGGCATCATGGTTGTTGATTGGTTTATCACTACATTGGTGCTGCATCGTTTATCTAATCTCTTCCACGTATTGTTTATGTTAGTGAAGCATGGGCGAGTGCACACGTTGAGCGGTGACTTTAACCATATAATTGAGAACAAAAAATGAACCAAGAAGAATTAGCAGCGCGGAACGCTAAGAGATTCGATTCGAGGATTTTTACTGACAAGAAGCCTAAATCGATAGACGATGTAAAGGCTCTATTGAGGGAATTCGACCCCAAGCTGAGTGCTGATCAATCAGTTACATTGAATGCAGAGTTTGCAGAAGAATCAGGTCCTACCGATATCAAAGCTATTGCGACGGTTAAAAGTAAGCGCAGCATGCTTTTATTCGGTTTTGAAAAAATCAGATATATTTCGAGTATTGAAAGGGATGAAATATTGGAAGAGTACATCGTCCCTTCGCCAGCGGTTAATTTTGGCTTACATTGGCTGGATCAGTATATTGCAAGATGGCTTGGCGCAACACGCGAAGGTTTATTCATTGTTTGGAATTTGAACTCCGGTAAGTTTAAGTACGACATTTTTACACACACATTGACCCGAGTATAATATGCAACAGGCCGCACTGCCACATTTGGCTCATTATTCGGATTTGCGTCGGTACATACCCGCTTATGGCGACTATTTAATCTGGTCAAAATGGTTTACTACGTGGCACGGGTTTATAGTAGATTTCGATGCTAAGACTCTCGAAGTGAGCGTGATTTTTGCTGGCCTACCAATTTTGTTGGTAACTATGTCAGAACTAGAACAGAAAAAAGAAACTCGAAAAATTCCATTAGGAGAATTAAACAATGCGACCAAGGGTAAATACGCAGTTCTCCGCCACGACACAGCCAACAACGCAAACATCTGGTACGTTTAAGCTTGCTAAGCTGTTATCGCACCCAAAGCCGCTTCCATTTAATTATTTAGACACACTGAAAAACGTATTATGCTATGTCATCAGGAAATATGCAGATGATGGTCTATCGGTTCTTATAAGCAGAAAAAATGAAGATGTTGCAGTTTTATTCGGTGATTGGAATGGGAACTTATGTGATATACGGGAGGATGGTCCTGCTCCGGCGGCAGCTAAGCTGTTTATGGAGCAGCACTTGAATGATGTCTATGCTTTAATGAAGTACATTAAAATTGACATGTTACAAATGTTCATTGACACTAGCGCAGGATTCAGACTTGTTGATATACAATTAAGCCTCAATAAATACACTGGCCCAGGCATGCTGCGTGATGTGTTTAATCCTATAATAGACACGCAGGAAGTGTTGGTCATTGAACCTTTGGCTGATCGAGCCTTGGAGGCGATTAGGCACGGCACCGGAACATATGAAGGCAATCTGATCATTAAGCCCAGCAAATTTAGGCTATATGAGGACGGTGGTGCTTATTTTCCACATTATGTGAGTGTAACACGATAATGCCTACTTTTATCAATCGTAATGCCTATACTGTTCACTTAAATGGTCCCGACGGCCAAACGGTACTGGTTAACAGTAAACAGGTGATCGAACTTCCAGATTTTTATCATAAATACGTGCAGCGTGGTTATATTACTCAGGTTAATGATAATGTTTTATCTCCTGAAACTAGGATTGCTAGTATCAGGAAGAGCGTCACACAAAAAGTGATTCGCCAAGGTAAGAGCATTGTAAAGCCTGTGCAAGATGTCGTCAGGGAAGCCGTCGACGTCATGCCTAATGCAGCGAAAGTCTTGCGAAGACAGCAATCAGATGTGCTAAGAAAACCAGCTGTGAACATTACCGACAGCGCCACTAGGCCACGAGTAGGCACTGCAGTGAATGCGAACTACCTAGAGGTTTATAGATCATTTGCAGCGAGGTATCAATATGCTGTCAGTAATGACATTGGTATCGGAATTTTAACATATAACAGGCCAGGCTCTCTTAAAAGATTATTGCAGTCCATAGAGTCATTTACGGATCTAGACAAAACAGTTGTGTTCATTAGCGATGATAACAGTGATGATCCGGAGCAGATCAGCCTGTTAGATTCGTTAGTCGACTCAAAATATGTCGTGCTTCGCAATAGGACCAGAGCTGGCGTGGCTGGTAACAGCAACAGATTATTGAAGTGCCTTAGTCGATTTCGTTACGGGCTGCTTTTAAATGATGATGTGGAAGTGTTAAAGCTGGGCTGGGATTCGTTCTACCCTGATAATTTAAATGCGTCGGGCTTAAAGCATTTCATTTATCGGGAGATTGGAGTCTACGGAGCATCAGCTGCTACGGCATATCGGATGATTCAAGGGAATAGCAAAACCAGCCATATTAAGGAAGTCGAAGTATCTAAGGTCGATTCAAAACCACATGGCGCTGTCTTAGCTTTTGATAACTCAGTCGATGTCGGCTATTTCGATGAGGGATTTGGCGTCTATGGGATGGAGCATATAGAGTGGAGTGACCGTTTTCACACAGATGGCCATCAAGAAGCCGGGTATTTCGACGTGGCTCATAGCAACGAGTATTTCAGAATTCACGCAGAGGCTTCGGCAGTCGCAGATCGCGTAATGCATTTGCAGCATAGCAAAAAATACTTGGCTGTCGGTAAATTTGCTAGAAGCAGCAATTATGTGGAAGAGCTACCAAGCTTGAGCATTGTGGTGCCAATCCGCGTTTTCGGTCGTCAAAACGCTATTGACTTGATCATTAGAAATATTAAAGCATTAAAGTTCCCGCACGTGGACATTATAATCTCTGAACATGACGTTAGCCAGAATTTCGATAATAAGCATGTCGGAATTAGGCATATATTTACAGCTGCAGATGGTGCACAAACGTTATTTAACAAATCAAGGGCATTCAACGTGGGTGTTAATGCAGCCGCTTGCAATGATATCATTTTGCATGACGCAGACCTGATGGTACACCGTAGCTATGCAAGCCAGATCAAATCAATCCTAATGGCCAATGAATCATGCCATATCGGTAAATTTGTGATCTATTTGGACCAAGGTGAAACTGAAAGGGTCAGTATAGATGGTCTCTCATCAGAGCCTTCGTTCGAACGAATGGTTGGCTATTACGAAGGAGGCAGCCTAGGTGTGAGGCGGAGAGATTATTGGCGTTGCGGAGGCTTTAACGAAGCTTTTTACGGCTACGGCAACGAAGATACTGAATTTTTCGGTAGATTGTCTCAGACCACTAAATTTTGCAACGAACGTACGGAAGCGTTCATACATCTTTGGCATCCAAGAGTGGAAAACTGGATCGATCATCATCAAGAAAACAAGATGTTGGAAAGGAAATTGGTCTCTAATGCGATGGATAAACGTTTAAAGGACTTGAATGCTCAAAACGTCGAAAGAGGCTATAAATGCGAGTGTTGATTGTAAAACGTGTAGCTGCTGCATATGGTTATGTGACAGATGGTTTCATCAATGCGTTAAGGACTGTGGGTTGCGTTGTACAGAGATGGGATGGCGCAGCTGACACATGGTGGCAATTTAATCCAGACCTATACATAGGATGTGCTGCTCATCCGCAGGAGCCACCGAAGGGGCATCGAGCGGCAATTGCGTTACATGTAAATCCTCTTGGCCCAATCACTATTCCAGACATTATGGAGACACCTAAGAATGTTTCCTGGGTTACCAAAATTAATCCGACAGTGGTTTACGGATACGGATTTGATGACGATGTGATTTATTGGGCGCATTGGCAGGAGAAGCATGGGTTCAAATGGACAGCTCAATCCACAGCTTGTGACGCTACGATATTTAAAGACCTTAATGCAGTCAAGACCAATGATGTCATTTACCTTGGCGGATATTGGCCATACAAAGCTAAGAATATCGAACCATATCTATTTCCTGTGTTAGACCACCCTAGAATCAAATCAAAAGTCATGGGTTGGGGCCATTGGCCAGAAAAATATAACGTCGAACCATGCCCAGAAGCCGATGGTAATTCATTCCTCAACACTGGTGTAATTGCGCCTTGTATCAGTGAGCCGCACACGCACCAATGGGGTATCGACGTTCCGGAGCGGGTGTTTAAAGCTGCTGCGGTAGGGTTATTGCCGATTATAGATTCAGTCCCGACGTTGAAGAGGAAGCTGCCTGGTATCCCGATGGCGTGTGAAGGGCCTGATATGTTAGAGCTGGTGTTGCATTATCTTGCCAATCCGGTAGAACAGCAGGCTTTAGCCAAGCAATTGCAAGTGCATGTCTTGCAGAATCATACTTATCACCATCGAATGGCTAAATTGCTTACTGATATTGCTTTAGTCGATAACAGATACACTAAATTCTTGCAGGTAGCTGAAAAGTTAAATGGCTATTGCCACCAGTAAATGCTTGTTCCTGCACATTCCTAAGACAGCCGGGACTTTCGTCAGGGCTGTGTTGGAGTCTATCGACAAAGTGTCGATAGTTGGGGCTGATATACACGCCCATTTCCCAGATATCAATGACCATCTTAATAGACCTATCTTTTGCTTTGTAAGACACCCTTTAACTTGGTATCTAAGCAGGTTTTCGCACAGGTTGCGTAATGGCTGGGTGGCTTCACATCCACTGGATTCTAAGTGCGCTAGCAATGACTTCGATCAATTCGTAGAGAATGTTTGCCAAGAATACCCCGATGGCTGGTTAACAAATGAATACAATACGTTCATCGACTCAGCACCAACGAAGCCGACAATCGGTCGCCTAGAGAATCTGTATGACGATTTACATCTTATTCTAACGAGCTTTAAATATCGGATTTCACGTTCAAGAATCACCAAGTTAGGATACATCAATGCCAGTCATTTCGGTAAATTAAAGCCTGTTGATGTAATTAAATACAGTGAAGAAACGGCCCAAAAAATATTAAGATTAGAAAGACAAGTGGTTCACCGTTTTTATGAAAATCACGATAGCATGCTTGTACAATAAGCCTAACGTGTTCGAGGAATGTATACTTAATTCATATTATACATTGCCGGATGAGGACGTAAGGATATTTCCTATTTTTAATGATAATAACGTTTATTCTGCCAGTGCTGCGTTTAATATCGTCTGCGAAGTGAGCAAGAGTGATGTGATTATCTTTGCACATCAAGATATTGTTTTTACTAGTGACTTAGTACAGAAGATTAAAGAAACGATATCTAAGCTGGGTAAAAACTGGGCTGTTATTGGCGTGGCTGGTAGAAAGGCCCAGATAAAGGGAAAGATCTCAAATGTAAGCAAAGGCAATAATAATCTGTGTGGTATAGTTATGGATGAAACTGGTATTGCGTGGCCTGGCGCTAGTGGAATACATCGTGTAGACGTAGTAGATGAATGTTTTTTCATCATTAATAGGAAGTTGAATTTTACGTTCGATTATTCTTTTAATCGATTTCATTTTTATGGTGCAGATTTGTGTTTGCAAGCAAGAGCTGCACAATTTGATGTCGTAGTTGCAGAAATGCCAATCAAGCATATAGGTAAGTACAGTCACTCTATGACTGACAAAACGTATTTTCGGCATTTGAGGCTGTTAAATGACAAGTGGTTCGGTTTATTTCCAGAGGTGAATGGGACTCATTTTTCTTGGAGGGATCGCAAGATAAGCAGCCACATTCCTTATATGATAGAATCGAAGAATCATCATAACATTCAAGTGTTGAACAGTAGGTGTGAATATACGGAGAAAAGATGGTAGACGTAATATTATTGCATCATCCGCAGAGTCCTGACCTGCTTGGCAACCAGATCGAAAATGACGAAGACGTCACAGTGCATAGAATAGCATGTGGCACGTCGAAGGTAGTGGCTGGAGCGTATAGCGAATCAGGTGATTTTAACCCAAATTTTGCTAGTTTGAATTCATGTCTATTCGAGAGCAGTGTGATCTTAACTGCTTGGGAGCATATTGACGAGTTGGCTAAGTCTGACGTAGTGGCTATACTGCACACGGATGTCGATAAAAATTATGCTGGTGTTGATTTATGGCGCAAGATAGCTGCGTTCACGAAGACGCATAATGTAGGGCTAACTATGTCGCCAGATCATCTATTTAAATTTAAGGATCATGTGTTAGTGGATAATGCACGATTAAGATTTAAAAATGATCCTTATCGCGTGCATAGCTTTGATCACGGTATAGATGTGTGGGGTATCGTGCAGAAGGTAGACAAAGAACTGTACGAATGGGCGTCTAATGAAAATCCAGTTATGATTTATAGCCATCAGTTCGCTTGTTCTAAGCGTGTGTTTAAGAAGCTTGGGGTAAATTTGTATAAGGCACTAAGTAGGATTAATTTGGCGGACGTAGGGTTATGGATACCGCATATTTTCGAAAGGTTAATCGCACTTAATTTAGCTAAGCTTGGTTACGTTAAGATCACTGACTATTTTAGACATTATGGGAGCTCGGGTATCAAAGGGCAAGCGGATTTGAAGCTTTATGGACCTAGAGAGTATAAATTTTTTAGATTGAGAGATGTGCAAAAGCTAAGATCGCAAGCTGAGCGTCTTTAAGCCAGTCGAATTCAGGCTCTTTTTTAAACTGTCCTTCAATATATCCACTTAAGCTGTCGAAATGGATATTGTAGTGTATCGGTTTCTCGTCGACAAATGATCTGAGTTCTAACGATAATTTCATAGGAAATGCGTGAGGTAGTGTTTTAATCAATGACCTTGTTATGCGTTTTTTGATTCTCATTGCGTGATCCTTGGTAATTAATATATACTGTAGAGAACAGCATGATGAAAAGAGCTTTGATTACTGGTATCACTGGAATGGCGGGATCATATTTAGCTCGGCACTTGCTTAGTCTTGGCTATGAAGTGCATGGCGTGGTTCGTAGGATATCTACACCTAACTTGTCTAGAATAGTAGACATTTTAGACCAATTGCATCTACATGATGGTGATCTTACGGATCTATCATCGCTATTAAGAATTGTTATGGCGCGGTCTTATCAAGAGGTTTATAATTTAGCTGCGCAAAGCTTTGTGGGCACCAGCTGGGATCAGCCTTGGCTAACCGCTCAGGTCACAGCTATTGGTGCTCTTAATCTCTTAGAAGCGTTGAGATTGACTAAATCTGATGCTCGCATATATCAAGCATCGAGTAGTGAGATGTTCGGCAAGGTCCAGGAAATACCTCAGAAGGAATCTACTCCATTTTATCCACGTAGCCCTTATGGAGTCGCTAAAGTATTCGCTCACCAGATGGCCATCAATTACCGTGAAAGTTATGGCATGTTTTGTAGCACAGGGATCTGCTTTAACCATGAGGGTCCTGGTCGAGGTTTGGAGTTTGTCACTAGGAAGATATCCAACACGGTGGCCAAGATTAAAAAAGGAAAAGCTACGGAACTGAGATTAGGTAACCTCGACGCCAAAAGAGACTGGGGATTTGTTGGCGATTATGTCAAGGCTATGCATCTTATATTGCAGCACGATACACCTTTGGATGTGGTGATCGCCACGGGAGAGACGCATTGCGTAATGGAATTCGTTCAATTAGCATTCGAAAGAGCGGGTTTAGATTATCGTCAATATCTAGTAGTTGATCCTCATTTTTACAGGCCTGCTGAGGTCGATCTTTTGTTAGGAGATCCTACGTTGGCTAGTGATGTATTGGGTTGGACGCCGTCAGTTACTTTCAATGAATTAGTAAATATGATGGTTGATGATGATTTACAATCAGAAGCATAGGAGATTCAATGCTTACTTCTTTGATTATGTTGGTGGCTGCTCAGGCTCCGGAACTTAAAGGACAAGCTCCAAAGGCCCAAGCGCCTAAAGTGGAAGTAAAAAAGGCTCAAGCGCCCAAAGCTCAAGCGCCAAAGGCCCAGGCCCCCAAAGCCCAAGCACCGACCAAAGGTCAGGCTGCTACCGCTCCTATAACTGCTGGGATTAGGGAGCGTTTGAAAGAGCGCGCTGAAAAATTGCGAGATCGTGTAGCTAATCTTCGTGGTTAATCTTATTTAAATAATGGCACCGCTTCTGGCGGTGCCATTTTTGTATTCGGAATCAATATGTTCGCCAAATTCGACCTTGTACTCCTTAAAACGACGAAGAACGTTAAATACATCAGCGTTGATCCAGCTGAAATAAGCCCAAAGGGCTACTGGACAGTAAGTAATATCGTTGAAGATGACTTGCTAATAACAAAGGGTATGGCTGTGGTAAGGATACCGCAGGCTGATGTATTGAAGGCTGTAGACATTAATCAGTCGATGCATAAGATCCACGGGCTACTTGGGAGGTTATCTGAATATGGCGAAGGCAGAGAAGACAGCTAAACCTAAAAACCTAGATGAGCTGTTTGCGAGAATCGATAAATCTATCGGAAGTGGGTCGATCAAAAGAGGCAAGAATGCTATCAGTCCGGTGCAGGTTTTCAGCTCTGGGGTAGCTAGCATTGATTTTGCAATTGGCTGCGGTGGCATTCCGATCGGTAGGATTATTGAGATCTGGGGTCCAGAGAGCAGTGGTAAAACTACGACCTGCCTGCAATTGGCTAAAGCATGCCAAAAGCATTATTTTGCTACCAAGAAAGCCTATGGATCTGTGGTTTACATAGACGTCGAACATTCTTTAGATCGCTCGTGGGCTATCAAGATTGGCGTTGATGTCGATGTTATGGCGATTAGTCAGCCAGATTCAGGTGAAGATGCATTTAGCATAATAGATCAATGTATAGATTCAGGTTTAGTCGATTTGATTATAGTCGACTCGGTTGCAGCGCTGGTGCCTCAGAAGGTGTTAGATGGAGATATAGGTGATCAACAGATGGCAGCATTAGCGCAATTGATGAGCAAGGGTCTCAGCAAGATAAAGGGGAAATGTAATAACACAGGTACAACGATTATCTTCGTGAATCAGATCCGTGAGAAAGTGGGCCAAATGTTTGGCAATCCCGAGACAACGCCAGGCGGCAAAGCGCTCAAGTTCTATGCATCAGTGAGGGCTGAAGTAAAGCGAAAGGAAGCTGTCAAAGTAGGACAAGAAATAGTAGGCAATGTTGCACATCTTACTATGCGTAAAAACAAAGTGGCGCCACCATTTGAAGTAGCTGAGTATGATATTTGTTTCGGTCGGAAGGAACGACCAGTTCACGGTATCGATTGGGTCACTAGTTTAGTGCGAACTGCAGAAAAGAAGGGCGTATTGATCACTAAAGGCTCGCATTATAAGTTTGATAATCAGACTATAGGCAATGGCGAGGCTGCAGTGGTTAAAGCATTCAGAGATGATGATAAGCTAATAGAACGTGTTAGAGCTAAGTTGTATGAATTGATCGTCGATGGAGGCATAGAGCCAACTGAAGATACAGAGGAAGATCGATTGGAAGACGGGGGTTTTGTCGATGAGCAATCCGCTGTATGAAGTCGGCCAGACAGTATACCACAGGTCTAGTGCTACTTCTGGTTTCCTAGATCCTATCACTATCAGTGGAGTGCGATCTTCTGGTATCAATTGGATCTATAAGATCAATAGCACTCGCACAGCCAGTCAATCATTGGGGACTTATTCGGACAAAAACAGCTTAATTACTGGCGACGTGTTATGGTTTAGAGAGGATGAATTCATATTATATTGCGAAGCGTTGACACTGGCCAAGCAATTTCTGCAGAAGCAGCTATTAAGCATCGACCATGCGCTGGCGGCGCAGTGTGGAGAGACATTCTAAATGGAAGACAGTATTCAGGAAATTCTGGACGACAAGACGGAGATTAATCCTGAATTTACTCAGTATTACGAAGAAGGCATCATCAGTCTTAGTCTTGATTATCCAGAATTTTTCGGCACTATTGCAAGATTTCTTAAGCCTGATATGTTTGCCCGCGGCGAATGTCAGATAGTGGTAGCGCTAATACTGAATTACTATGAAAAATATAATACTGTGCCGACGAGGAGGTTAGTGCGTGAGTTAGCGTATGAGCAGGTGTCTGTTGATGACAACTTTGAGCCTATCTTAGCGCTTATAGAGCGGGAATCTGACCACCGAGAAATCCCTTTTCTTAAAGAAAAAATGCTGTCGTGGGCCAGGAAGAAAGCCTTTTCCATGATCTACAGCCCTGAAGCGATCCAGTGCTTTGAAGATGGAGACTATGATGCATTGGAAAAGATAGTAGACGAAGCGCATAAGATAACTGATGTGGGCGAAGGTGGGATGTTTTTGTTAGAGAACGTGGACCTATTATTCGAGGAATCTGCCAACCTTCATGTTACAACTGGTTTCAAGCAGTTAGATAAGTGCTTGAATGATGGTGGTCCATCGCCAAAAGAAGTAGTCTGCTATTTGGCGCCCACGAATGTAGGCAAAAGTATCGTGCTGTGCCAGACGGCCATTCATAGCCTTGAGGCTGCTTCTGTGGACGGCACTATTGGCCAGAATGTTTTATTCGTTTCCTTTGAGCTAGATATTAAAAAGACTGCAGCACGTATGCTTTCGTCAATGTCACAAGTACCAATTAGTCAAATCAAGAATCATAAAGAACGTTGTGTCAATAAAGTTGATACAGTGAAGAATTACTTTAAGAAGGACGTGGCTATATTTGAATATGCTCCAGATGAGCATAGTGTAGACACCATCTATACCTTAATAGATAATCTTAAGAGGACTAAAAGCTTTAAGCCCGATATTGTCATTTTAGATTATATGGATCTCATGGTCAGTCGTCACAAGGCCTATAATAAAGATGATTATGTGCGTCAAAAGCATGTGGCTACTGAAATTCGTGCTTTAGCTAAGAACACCAATACTGTGGTTTTTACCGCTACTCAGACAAATCGGGCAGGTGCGACGGATAGCGCTGAGAATATTGACATGACAAAGGCGGCAGATAGCTTTGCTAAACAATTTGCGCTTGACTACGTAATTAGTTTGAACCAATCTTATCAGGATCGAGTAGCTACTCCACCGCGACTTAGGATGTTCATTGCCAAAAATCGGAACGGTGAGCGTAACAAAACGATTGATTGTGAGATTTTGTACGACCTAATGAGAGTGAAGGAATCTTTATGAAAATGAAAGTTTTAATCGAACTTGATGTGAGTAGGACGTTGGCGGATACAATAGAAAGAACTGGTTTTACGCTTAGTGCTGATGGCAGTAAGTTTAAAGTGCAAGTTCCGAATGCTCCAGCTATCACTCAACGTAAGGTGAAAGTGTCATTTGATCGAGTCCAGCCAGAGGAGACTAAGTAGTGTCTATTCCAAAATCGCTTAAATTACAGAGTGAAGAAGTAGCGTCTGCGCCGGAGCAGATCGATAGCAATGGGCCGCTGAAAAATTTCTCTACTTGCGACACTAAGCCAGTGAAGTGCTGTAGCCCAGATGACAGAGCCGAGAAAGTATCGAATTTGCTTAAATGGAAGCCGTTAAACGGTTTGGTCATAGTTAAGTGTGAACCGGTAGAAGAATCTATCATCATCACCAATGTTAACAATGCACCTGCTTTTAAACTCGAAGGCGTAGTGTTGAGTATAGCTAGTGATGTGTTGAATGTAGAGCCAGGTGATTATGTTAAATTTGGCAAGTCTGGAATAGTGTCCGACTCTGTAGATCCGACAGATTCGTCAGTCATTTTGCTTAATCATAAAAGCATCTTGTGCAGCAGGGTATAATGAATTACATATACATATGCCTGGATTGTGAGCAGAAGGCGATCCAGGCAGGGATTGGCGAAAAATCAGAATCATATCCAGAATTAGTGTTGTATGAGACGAGTCATCCGATGGTGCCGTCAGATCAAGAATTGCTTGATGCGGTTGTGTGTCCACGCTGTGGTTCGACCAAAGGTGAAAAATCTTTCCACGACTACAATATACAGTGCTATATCCGCGGCAACGGCTTCTTAGATAGAGCTGGAACTAGGAGAGATATGGACATTCACACAATCACCAAGAACGACCCATTTGCTGAGCATCGCGTGTCAGGGGAAGTAGACCAAGTGGTGTCTGATATGCGTAAAGCTGATAAGCATAATCCTAAACCAATTCATTTCGTAGTTTAGTGTATTGATGGCGGCATGGAATCTATTTTCGTTCATGCCGCCTACAATCGCAGTGGTAGGCCTGAGTTCGTAGAGATCAGCACCAAAGCTGTGATCAAAAGGATAGATCTTTTCTTAGCAGGATCCAAAGCGAAATTAAAAGAAGTATTTGACAAGATCGATAAGTTAAAGGGTTTTATCGATTCAGCTTTAGCTAAAAACATCCGGGTCGGTTATGATGATGTAAGGACGGCTAGGCTGTTCCAGATTTCCAATGTACAAATGTGTTATTACTTCGAAGGTGGCTGTAAGCCTGATGGTGACGCTGATTTTAACAGATACAGGCATTTAATGGCTAGGTGTATCAATGCCTATGAGACCATAAATCAACGTGGTATATTTATTAATCATAAGCGTATGTCGCCGGTTTTTTCTTTAGAGACTTTTACGAGCCGCACTAAATGCTCTGTGTTCGACCTTCAGAATTATCCGCATCACGATTGTGTATCACATGATAGGAATGACGAATCATCTGTCTATCTGCAGTTAGACTGGATTTCAGCTGATGTGCGCATGGCTGGATTACTGTCCGGAGACGAAGGGCTTATAAATTGCTTTTCGGATTCTGACCCATACCAGTATATGGCAGATAGAGCTAATGAATTCGATGAAGTGTTAACCAGAGAACAATGTAAAATTAGGCTTTTAAAATCTATCAATAGTTTAAACGGGCATGACGTAATTGTGAAGTCATGCTTTCCTGGGTTATCAAACTGGATTTTGGATGTGAGTCACAGATTGATGTTACCCGACAGTGTGTTTTACACGATTTTAGGTCGGGCTTACAAGCAGATAGCTGATCGATCCAAGAACGCTATTATGAATGCAATGCTGCAGGGTAGTGTAGCTCATGGCATGCACAATGTAATAGCGAAGGTACAGCATGATTTCCCGACTTATTTCATCTGTGACATGCATGATTCTGTCGTGTTAAGTGTTCCTAATCATGTAGGGGTGTTGAATGAAGTGATAGATAAAGTGGCAAGAATAATGGTAAACCCGTTTAATGGTATTTTACCAGATGATCCATCATTTCCTGTCAGAGTCAATGTGGGCAAGAAGTGGAAAAAATGGAAGCCGTATAAGATCATAAGGGGATATGCAGATGATTTCGCGCAGGATCCAGATGAAGCGCCAGAAGCGTAAACTGTTGCAGAAGGCGAGGAAGGCGTCCGGAGTCAGTAAGAAGACTTTTGGATCCAATAAGCCTATTCCAGCCTCAGACTTTGATCGAGTGGCTTTTAAGGCCAAAGAAGACGCAGGAGAGGAATAATGGCAGACGGACAAGCGGAATGGTTCATTGATAATGTGCCTCCAGAGATTCTCGAAAGCACATTGTGTAGATTTAAGATAGGCTTCGTAGACGACAATAGCAAAGCTAAGCATTTGCATTCGGTCGACATTCCGACTTTCGTAGAGATTGATGTTGATAATATTGAACGACACTTGCGTGACACGCCAGCTCAGTATGCGTTCATATCGGAAGTTTATGCAGAAGCCAAAAAGCAATTATCTGTCATCGAACGTAGTATTAAACTACGTAGGAGCCAGATTTTTAAAGAATGTTACGAGAAGGGAGGTTCAGAAAAGGTAAGATTAACTGTGGAGCAGATAAAAGCGATCGTCGAATTAGACGAGGAAGTCACTCGGCTTGAAGATTTAGGCTTCAATGCTGATTCACGGGTAAGCAAGCTATTCGGCTTGTTAAAATCTGTGGAATTAAAAAACAATAACATTGCCCAATTAGCTAAGATGAAAGTCCAAGAGCGCTTCAACACTTAAAAGGAGACTATGATGAGCTACGATATAAACGATATTCGCAAAAAGCTGCAATCAGCTGGCGACGGAAAGAGGCAGGACCCTGATGAGTTTCGCCCAGAGAAGGTAAAGAATCCTGGCGACAATTTTAAATACAGGTTCTATATTTTGCCACCTGTAGGAGCAGGTCAGATTATCAAAGGTGGACAAGCACCTAAATCAATGGACCAGTTCTTTGTGAAGCACGGCAATCACTGGATCGAGAATCGACCTCATCCTTGTCCGCGAGTCTGGGATAATTCGCATTGCGATGTATGTGATTTCGGCTTTGCGCTATTAAAAGATTGCCATAAGGACGATAAGACTAAGAGGACTCAAATAGTTAAGGACTGGATGCCTAACCAGAACTATATGGTTAACATCTTTTTCCCTAACGTGAAACAGAATCCTGAGGCACTACGTAATACGGTTAAGTGGTATAATGCCTCGAAAACGTGTTTCGAAATTTGGACCAAGTGCCTGATGAGTGACAACGCAGGAGATCCAGATGAGCCATTGGCCCATGGGATTTTCTTCGATGAGTATAAATCTTGGCTATTCGAACTCGACATCACCGAGCAGGGTCGCCAGAATAGCTATAAAACCAGTAGATTTTTAGCGAGCGGAGGATTACCAATTCCGATTGCTAAAAACGCAGACGGTTCAGCTAATGAAGCAGCCATCAAGGGCATCTTGAAGTTACGCCACGACCTGCATTCTAAGGTAGAGACGCCTGATCCAAGCAAGATCAAGCAATTGGCAGATAAAATCATCAAAGGCGACGATAGCCTTGATGAACGTAATAACAAAGTAGGCTTCCATGATGAGGAAGAGGAGCAGCCGAAGCCCACACCGAAGTCTAAGGCTCCTGTCAATGATGACGAGGAGTTACCACCGATTGCGGAGACAAAGAAATCAAAAGCTCCTGTCACCACAAACGATGAAGATGATTCGCTTGATTCGTTATTAGCTACGCTTGACTAGTAAGATTGTGCAATGGCCCTGGTATCCCGGGGCCATTGTCGTATTTAGAGTAACCATGTACAAACACGCTCTTATCGATGGCAAAAACCTGCTATACCGCTGCTTATATGCTAACGCAGATAACGAAATAGGCATGATCGATAAAGCAGTACACATGTTCGTGACACATCTCATAGAATATAAGAAGACTGCAGAATCCAATCATGTCCACGTGTTCTGGGATGAAGACCGCAATAAGGTATGGAGGCGTTATCTGTACCCTGGATATAAAGACCGTGATGATTCAGATTATGTAAATGGTTTTCGCAGTAGTCTGCAACGATGCATCGACATTCTTAGAAAAGTACTTACGAAATTGCCAGTTAGACAATATTGGGCAGAGAGGCAGGAAGCTGATGATTTGATTTTTGCTGCATCAATTATCCTAGAGCCGGATCCTGTTGTTATATTTAGCACAGATGGAGATATGACGCAGATTTCATTTAAGTACAAGCATGTTAAGATTTATCATCACAAGAAAGGTATGCTTGCCACTCCAAAAGCCAGCCCCATATTGGTCAAGTGTTTAATGGGAGATAGTAGTGACAGCATCAATGGATATAAAGGCATTGGTCCTGTGAAAGCCGAGAAGCTTGTGTTAGAGGATGCAATTGGTGGTTTCCTAGCTAAAGCGGGCAATGAGCAATTCGAATTTAATAGAAAACTAATCGATTTAAGCCTGAATCCTGAAATTGTAAAAAATAAAATCTACGTGGCCAATGTACTACTTGAGCCAGCGGCCACGAACATTTCTGAATTTAATGCTGAGCTCATCAAGTATAAACTCAGCACCATGTATCAAAATTCAGCATTAATAAAGCGAGAATTCATTAACCTTCCGACGCAATTGTCTTAGTGTGTGGCGTTGATTTGATGTCGGTAAACGTGTGTATTGCGGAGCGTGGTACGATTTTGTCAGTATGTCCGGTTCTTGTGTCTTTGAACATTAGAGCGCAGATGTTTGCGTCATGGCTTAGCATCAAGCCATCTGATGACGTCCATACGAACTGACTTAACTCTGGACCGATTAGGTTCTTTATACCTAGCTCTTCCCAGTATTCTTTGTATATGATACGGCCATGTTGGTAGATGATATCTTTTTCGAGTACTAGTCGTTCAAATTTCGCATATTTTTCGTTCTTTAATTCTTTCTTTTCGAGAGTTACCACTCGCAGATTCCATTGATTAAGTACAATCACTTGGCCGTCGGCCATGAATGCAAAGGTCATCTCTTTGGCAATCATTGGTATGTTGTAGATGTCGTAGTCTTGTCGTTCTAGGATTTCTATGTTGCGAAACGACTGCCCAGATGATAAGCTAACGTGATCTGCGATGATCATTTGGATCAACCCTCGTGTCTTTAATATCTTTGTAGGGGCAATGGCGGCAGTGTCGGTATAATAGGTTCAGGTGCGATCGATGCCTTCTTCGAATGATCGGGTCATGGGATGCACTTTTAACAAAGAGATTTAGCAAGGAATTATATTAAACGAATATTCTAATTTCCAGATAACTTATAATAACTGTTCTAGGGGATCTGAAATGGGTAGAAAGAAATCGTGGAAAGACCAGTTAAAGGTCGAAGATGACTCTAAACCCGATTGGAAAGCCGTTAGAGACGCAATTGAACCTGTAAAACATCGGAGTTCGGCTTCACATGAGGAACCCAAGAAGGAATTAAAGACCAAAACGTTAGAGGCTAAGACTGAAAATCAAAAGCATTATATGAAAACTGTGCGCGAGTGCACTGTGACATTTTGCTCTGGTGTAGCTGGCACTGGCAAAACGTATATTGCATGTGGAATTGGCGCTCAGATGTTAATGGACAATAAGATCAATCGTATTATCATAAGCAGGCCAATCGTTGAATGTGGACATCGCCTAGGTTTCTTACCTGGCGATTTGCATGAAAAAACTGATCCTTATATGAACCCGATGTTTGAGTCGTTGGGTGACTTTATAGACCCTGTAAGTTTAAAGAAGCTATTAACAGATAAAGTGATAGAGAGCGTTCCACTTGAGACCATGCGTGGTCGCACGTTCCATAACTCTTTAATGATTTTAGATGAGGCGCAGAACGTCACCAAGACGCAAATGAAAATGTTCCTGACTCGCATGGGCAAGGATAGTAAAGTGGTGATTTGTGGAGACACTAATCAAAGCGACTTAACTCATCAGGACATAAACCCGTTACGATGGGCGATGGCTTTACTAGATCATGATCAAATTGGTAAGGTAGTATTGACAGAGGCAGATATACAAAGGCATGGTCTGATCAGTTACATTTTAACTGCATTGGGGAATTAATGGTAGAACTTGTGCTGGAGCGTTTGGAGAACAATTTTTATGACTTGCCAGTCAAGCAGACAGTCGGCGCTGCATCCTTAGACTTTCATGCATGTTTAGACAGGGACTTATTTGCTATTGATGAAAATGGCAAACGCCACTGGTTTAAATGCGTAGGAGAATTTCGTAATTACGATAAGCTTAGCGTAGCTAGGCTATCGGCGCTTCGCTGCGGGCCGACCAAAATCGGCGTAAAGCCTGGCGAAACTATCATGATTCCTCTCGGCTTTAAGACTAAATTCTCGTCAGACTACGTTCTTTTGCTTGCTATTCGCAGTGGCGCAAGTTTGCGAGGGTTAAGATTATCGAATAGTGTGGGTATAATCGACAGTGATTATCGCGGAGAATTGATGGCAGTTATCACTAACCACAATGAAAATATTCAATATATTGAAAACGGCGAAAGAATAGTGCAGGGGCTATTGACTCATGCGCTAAAAATCAACGTGCTTGAGGGAAAAGTTGATGAAACCGCCAGGGGAGTTGGCGGTTTCGGCAGCACGAATTAAGTGGGTAATGCTGCTACTTGAGCACTAAACACTCCGTCATCGCTGCGTGACATGGAAAATTCTAGCCACCATCCGCCAATGGGCCGCGCTGCGCGGCCCTTCTCGATGTGATAACCGCTATCTTCGTGCTTGTAGCTGCTGCAGCGCAGAAACATCTGGTTTATGCTTCGAATTTTGCCTTTGCTACTGCAGCGTAGCAATATGTTTTCGTCCATGTTCCTTCTGTGGATATGGCCGGAAACATATATGTCAGCTTGGTATTGGCCTCTGGTTCGGCTGTGATCAATAAGACCTCTGGTTACTTCACCACCACCGCCGTAGCCATGATGGTAATGCAGAATCTTGCTGTCTCTATGTGTTGAATACTGGATGATGAATTGGACGAAACCCCAATATTGGCCTGTTGCTACTTTGCTACCATCCTTACGTAAGATACCAACGAGTCGTTGGATAAGATCGACTTCGTGGCGTTTGATGATAGCTGTTTCGTGGTTGCCGTAGCCGATTAGAGCTAACTGGTCTTTGTAAGGTAGCAAATAGTCGCTTGCAGTGTTGACTAACAGGTCTAAGTAATTTGGGCCGTGGTGTTCTGGCCTAAGTTGCTCGGATGATTTTCTTGGGTCCCACTTACCTTGCATTACGTCAAAGAAATCACCGAAAATGAAGATAGGACTATCGGCAGCTTTTGCCTCATCCAGGTGTTTAGTGAGTATCTTGCGGTCACACCAGGCGCTATCCCAGTGAACGTCACTAAGGATTAAGCATTTGTGTTTAGACGACGCAGTTCGTAAATTCAGAGTGGCTTTGTGGACGTTATTGTCCGTTCGCAGTAGCGAGAACATTATCAACCTCCTTGAGTTCACCTTATGTTTTACAAGGAGGTGTTAAGTTACGTAAATTAACGGTTCGTATATATTAATCCCACTTAGCACTTGAACATTTCGTGCAGATGTCGTTGAAGGCTTGGTCGATCATGCTAGCGTGTTGATCTGAGCCCCAGAAATCACGAAGGGAATGTGTTGACAAATCGCCGATCTCATGCGACATTGAATAATCATTGCAGCATAGGAATACTTTCCCTACAGCATTGACATGTATCCAGCTGAAAGGTCTGCCTTTGTCACCCATGCCGTTTGTACATCCCGTGACTCTGGTTTTGCCTTGTCGTGCTTTGTCGATTAATTTGGTGTTAGTTAACACGTTCAATGGCATCAGGCCAGCTCGATCATTCAAAGATGGTTGCATATATATTGGTATCCATGGAAAGTATTTTTCTCCTAGCTGTTTGTTCTGTTGCAGTGTGCCTGTATCTGACAGATCGAATGGAGGCGCTGCTGGCCCCAATGTGCCGACATGGTTTGCGAAATCAGTGTTCACACCATTTACTTGTATTGTGATCCTTTGTGTTTCCATCAATGGTTTTAATGTTCGCACCGCATAATTGATGTTTTCTAACAGTAAGTCGAATTTATCTTCGTGAAACCCTGTAAATGCTGACCATTCAGATCTCTTGAAGGAAGGAATGTTTAGGCAGATGCCAGCGACATGTGTCGAGTATTGCAGAATAGTGTCAACGCGATCTTTGGTTAGAGTCGTGCCGTTGCTTAGGATCATATGATGTAGATCGTACTTCACTGCCAGCTGGCATAATTCTTCGAAATGCTTGTATAATAGCACTTCATTGTAGTGCGCTGTGTAAAAATATCGAAATGCTGGGCTAACCAGTCCAGATCTCTCAGACACTAAATTCTGCAGGATCTTCTCTAGCAACTCCGGCGACATCTGTTTTTTGCCGGATTCTGGATTGCCTTCGTATCTGACTGGGCAAAACCAGCATTTGGCATTGCAATAGCCAAATGGGTCTATTTGCGCTGCCGATATTTTTGTTTCTCTGAGTGTTGATTTTATGTCGTCTAGCGTCATTACAGTCCCCAAGTTGGTGTTTTGCGCCCTTGCCAATTTACGAACGGTGGACCTAAATGTTCTACAGATGAGTTCTGCAGCAGCACATAGTTTCCTTTCCACAAAGATCTGAAGCCTATATCGCAATATCCGCAGTCCATAGACCAATGATCATATATATAGTGTTTTTGGTAGTAGAGCTGGAAATAGCCGTGGCCATGGTGATAATATTTATATGAGCGATCGGATGTATAGTCTCTATATGTAGGATAGTTCAATCTAGTCACGCCGTACAATTTAGTGTTATCATTTACTTCCTCTGCATCTAGATAGATGATGCAGTCACTGTCATGGATGAGCATCCAATTGTCACTGTGGTTGGTATGTGCCATGATCTGCATTTGATGTATGATGCCTGACTTATTAAATGTAGCACCGTCAGCCTTTACTGCATTATCGAAAAAGATCACTGTTGCGTCGTGTTGATTAGCGAGTTCTATCGTAGCTGTGTCTTTTGAGGTCGTGCCAATATAATATCTGTCAAATAGACTTCTGTTGTGTTTTATAGTGCAAGCTAGATAATCGCTGTAGTCTATTGATATAGTTAAGCCAATTGTTTTCATGCATCATCCAAGCAAATATAATTTGTATATGATAGCGTGTGACTATCTAAAATTACTTACTTGGAGGAATAGTCTATGAGCGGTCAACCAGCTCAGACTGACATCTCGGTTTACCGGGCTTTGCGTTCTCAGCGTAATCCCCGCCGTAATGCGAGCGTTGCGGCCCTCACCAAGGACTTGACCTCCTTGGTGATGGTAATCCCAGGAAAAGAAACAGGCGTTGTCTACGGTCATCGTAACTCGTCCGTTTCTGACCTTAGTTCTTACATGGGCCCCCCGACCAATTCTGGCCGTGGTTTCCCTGTTACCATCGATCTCCGTCCTTGCGTGAGCTACGCATATGCTCAAACGCATCTTTCGGACGTGGACTTTGGATTTACCATCGGACGCGATCGGTTCATCACCAACACAGCAGCTGGTCTCGATGGCGACCTTTTTGGCGCCGCCGGTGCTCTTTCTGATGCTTCCTGCTGCGAATAATTAGTTAGCACAACTAAACAAAAGAGCAGGTCAGTTTTCTGACCTGCTCTTTCTGTATATATGTATAAAGGAGTACTCAGATGAATATCTCGTTGATAGTATTAGCCGCTCTGGTGTGTGGTCAATCCTTGCAGCCTGGGCCAAAGGTCGGCATCGCTAATAATAATGCACCGATACAGGCTCCACCACAAGCACAGATGTCGGTTGAGCAAGGCCGAATTCTGCAGATCGCAGTGCAAGATAAGGCATACGACTCGGTGAACTGGATCAGGACCTCTACCGATTACGACCTTATTCCGTCAGAATCAAGCAAATCAGCTTATTTCTCAGCACCGAAGACAGGCAGTTACGTAGTTCTTTGCTTCTCTGCATTGACTAAGGATGGCAAGGCGCTTCCGACAGAACCAACCAGAGTGGTCATCGTCGTTACTGAAGGCGGCAAATTGCCGGAAAAGCCAGATGATGTGCTGCCTGGGCCTGATGATAAGCCAGCAGTAGATGCTTTCGCAAATGAGCTTGCAGCTGCATTCAATACCATTGAAGAGATCAATAAGACAGAAAATAGAGTTAAATTGGCTAAAGCTTATAATGAGTGTGCTATTGCAGCAGAAAAATTCACTGGCACAGCCGATGCGCTTTACAGTGAATTGGGCAAATTGATGGATGGTAATCTGCAACGTATTGCGTTGAAGCCTTTGCGTGAAAAGGTAGGTGAAGAATTAAATAAAATCTTACCAAGGGACGGGTCTCAGGAAGTTACTGCTGATACCGCCAAAAAGGCCTCTTCTCTTTTTAAGCGTGCATCGAAGGCTCTTTCTTCCACAAAGTGAGGTGTATCATGGCAGACGAATTAGATTTTGTGGGTTACACAGGCTGGGTTGATGACAAGGAAGCGGTTGATAATGTGGTAGCTCAGCTACCATTTAAGTCATTTGCGGAAACGCCAGCTGCAACTGTTAGTCTAGACGCCATTCCACAGAGAGTGGCTCTGTGGGAAATAGCTGCCAAAGTCTTAGGTCAGCCGTTACCTGCGCGTAGCCAAGGAGATGTTGGCTCATGTGTTTCGTTCGGGACTGCCTCTGCGGTAGAAGCAACTATGCTTGCCGAAATCTATCTGGGGCAACTCGAAGAATATAAGGATATCGTGCAGGAAGCGATTTACGGCGGCTCTCGTGTAGAGGTCGGTAAGGGGAAGCTAGGCCGTCAGGACGGATCAGTGGGCGCTTGGGCAGCGAAGTGGGTCAGAGAATGGGGCATTTTGCCGCGTGGTATTGTGGCTGGATTCGATTTAACCAATTACAGCATTCCTCTTTGTCGCACATGGGGTGCTAAAGGTGTGCCTCTCGACTTGGAAACTGAGAGTAAAAAACACCCAGTAATGGAGACTACTCCAGTCACGTCGTGGGTGCAAGCTAAGAAATGCTTGGCTCAAGGTTACGGGATTTCGATTTGCAGTAGTCGTGGTTTTTCTACTAAGCGCGATTCCGAAGGCGTTTGTGCTCCACGAGGCGTGTGGGAGCATTGTATGTGCCTTCTCGGTTACAAAACAGTAGGCAAGAAAGAATACGGTTGGATCAAAAACAGTTGGGGTAAGTATCTGACCGGTCCTATTGCCGATGGTGACCCATCTGATGATGGATTTTGGGCTGCAGCCGATGTCATTGACGAAGATATCTTACGTTTGGGCGACAGTTTTGCTTTTAGCGGTGTGAAGGGATTCGTTGCTCGACAAATTGATTGGCGTACTCTGTAATAACTGCGATGGCCACGCTTTGATTAGTGTGGCCATCGGTGTATTTGTAGGGAATTTCCCTACAAAAGTAAAATAAGGAGTACTATGCCATGTTAAAAGTTCCATTTCAGGCTTACATAAGCTTACTGGCACCTCGTCCAGGCACAAGGTGGGAATATTTACGGGATTTTCAAAAGATAGCAGTGTACATCTACGATGCTTTAAGCGCTGAAGCTACTATACAGATGCCCGCACCGGAAGGTAGCCAATTCTTAAACGGCTCTGGCGATAACAATGGCTCGTTTAGCACATCATATGGTGGCCTCGGGATAAAGCCAAGATTCGGAGATTTTCCAGATACGTTGTCAATTAGTGGTTGGTACTTGGTAGATCGTTTAAATACACCCGTTGCTACATTGGACAACACGATTTTTGCGCAAAATCAGGTATGGAATCTGCAATATCCGAATGTCTTTAGAACTAACATAGAATCTTTCGTTTACACTGAAGTATCCGCTTTAAAAACGCTACTGCTTAATAGCTGCCAGACAGCTTATCCAGTTGCAAATTCGACTTACAAGATGTTTCAGATGGATTATTCAGGGTTAGTGTTCGGTTATAAAGGCCAAGGTTTTCCATCTTAAGGAGGCGCAATGGCTATTATAGCTCCAAATGACCTGCCCAGTATCATCAAGATTAACTCTGGACCTATGAAAAAATACGTCCTGAGTAAGTTAGGCTATCCAAATGTAACTGTAGAAATAAGTGAAGACCAATTTGAAATCATTTGGAAAGTCGTCGGGGATTTCATTTCTGGATATTTCCCGAGAGAGCAAAAATTGGCTGTGTTCTACACACAGCCATTGCAGGCCACATATCCGCTGCCAAATGACGCTTATTGGATTCAAAGCTGTCACTGGAATGCGGTGTCCTCGTTTTTGAATGATATATTCGGAGCTGAAAGTTTTTTGTTTAACATAGGTAATATTTCCGGAATCCAGAATATATTAACTGACTATCATCTGTTGCAGTCATATCGTAAATTTTCGCAGAAAGTGCTGGCCACCGAGGGGCATTGGGAAGTCCTAAATGAGGGTGGCTCGGCTGGTGTAACTGGTGATCAGATTAACGCTGCCAATCAGCTGATCAGGTTATATCCTACACCTAAAGGTGTTTTTCCGGTAGTCGTGCTATATATTCCAGTAGTAACACATTTTAGAAGTCCACAGGCTCGAAAGTTAGCTTATGATTACATGGAAGCCGAAGCGAAGATCGCAGTCGGCAGTGCAAGACGCAAAGTGACCAACATGCCCAGTCCCGAAGGCGGCTCATTAGGTTGGGACGGTGGTGAGTTAGTCGGCGAGGGTATCAAAGCAAAGGAAGAAATAATAAAAATGGCCATCGAGCTTGGTGAACCGATGCTACCTGCAATGTGGAGTATCATCCCATTGCTCATTAGCGTTTTACACTTGACCAGTCATTTTGCATGATCTATTAGATCAAGGTAACCAATGGACGAATTTCCTTACCCTTTTGATGTAGATCTAAAATTGGCTGTAATTGGCCAAGATAAAATTGTACCTCCCGGATGCGAACCAAGCAGTGGCTTAAGTAGCCTTATGCTTGGTTATAGTATGCGGAAAGATGGTTGCACAGGTGGCCTAGTGCCTTTGAAAAAAGCGTTGGCGGCCATTCCCGGTAGTTGGGTGCAGTTTGGTGTAAATTATAACACTGGCGTGCGTCAAAAGTGGTTCGTATTGCCACCACGACCGTGGGGTTGTCCTTGCACGTCGTATCCTGACTGGTATCGGATCTTAAGATCATTGGCGGAAATGAGTGAGCCAGATGCTCCGAAAGATGAGTGTGGTGTGAACAGTCATGATCTGAGCTGTGGATTTAATTTCGAGCCGAAAGATTCACCACCCAGCACATACTTTCAGGAAGGTTCTGGAAACGCGCCTGGCGTTTTGCCTTTAATTCCACCTTGGGCGATAAAGTAATGGCTATTTACGATTTCACAGTGGCCGATTACTTATTGGAAGGTCCAGACGCTGGATCTCAGCAGGTCAGTACAGATTCTAAATTAGCTATCTTCAATGCTGAAAGCCCAGAACATTCTCTTGCAAGGAAGTTGGCCGAAGAAGCTATAAACATTTCAGGCGCTCCGATTATTGTTTATACTCGCACTGAGAATGGTGATTATGATGCGGTTTGGGACGAAGACCCTGACCCCACCTACTGGGCTCCTTTTGATCTGAAAGCATTTTTTAAGCCAAAGCCCATAGAGCTTGAATTAAAGAAGTGGGGCTTAGAATCAGAAAATAAGATTGAAGTGGTGTTTAGCCATAAGATGCTGTTAGAAAAAATCGGCACACGATTATTGCGCGCTGGCGATGTGTTGGTTATCCCTTATAACAGCATCTTAGATAATGTAAGTCCGCATAATTATAGGATTACCAATACTACACCGTCCGGGTATTACCGTTATGAGTGGCTATATCTCACATGCATGGCAACGGTGATCAGTCAAGATATTACTGTGGCGCCTGATATCAAGGATGACCAAACACAATTGCAGACTGGGGATGATGCTGGTTTCTTCTTGGAGAGCTTATGAAATTCGACACTGATAAGTTTACGACTGAAGCAGTGTTGCAGGCGTACAGATATGTTAGTGCTAACGTCGATGAATTGAAGCTTGAATTAGTATCTAAGAACTTCGTAGTAGATGAAAATGCTGCTGACTTGCGCGCCATGCCGATTACCATTGATCTGAATATCTCTAAGCCACTTGCGGCACCAGAGGATAAAGCTACTGTAGAGCAGGCGTTGATCAAATTCAAGGTTAAGATCCAGGGGGCATGACATGATTCACGACTTTGACATGGATATCGGCATGTCGGGCGTCGGATTGGATGGCTTGCCATCGAGGCCCGGCGCTAGGCAGTTGGCGGATATCCAAGGAGGCCGTAAGCGGCCAGGATTTCAGAACAGCCAGACCAAACCTGAATATCTAAATGAGTTCCTAGTGCCTGGCCTAAGGTCACTAGATGAAGCGATAAAAAACTACTTTTCTGGCGTCAGAGTGCCGACTAAAGACTCCTATAGATTGCTGCGGACAAAGATAGCTGGCGGTGACAAGTCTCTATTGATTTGGAATGATGAGCTTAAGGAAGGACGTGTTAAGCTGCCTGTGGCGAGCATCAATCGTACTTCACATGAGTTAAATCGTAATAAATTTAGTCCGCCTTATTTGCCAATAACCGGCCGCTATCTGAGTAGTCGAAGAGACCTGATGGCCTTGTCGTATCGTCCCATGCCGTTGTACATCGATTATGAAATGGTGGTATGGAGTGAGCATAAAAGAGATAGCGAATATATCGCATATCAAGTGATGACTAAATTCATGCCTGTAGTACAATTTAATATCACTATTGCTAATATCAATGCACCGATTATAATGGAATTCAACGGCATGACGGATGCCTCCGACAAAGAAGTATCATCCGACACGCAGCAGAAATTCCGTTATGAATATAAATTCAAAGTGGAAGGTTGGTTGCCACTGCCAGAGAAGGTGCAAAAGACAGTGTTAGGTCGTGTGTCCACGATAGAATTATCTACGGAAATCGATTTTAGCACTGAAGCGTCGTCTTACGGTGTTTTTGCATAAATAAACTATTTACCGGAGGTTGATTATGGCTAGTGTAGATCGTCGTAACGTAGAGACTGTTCGTGTGCATAATGTTAGCAAGATGGTTTTATCACTGCAAGTTAAACAGCCTGGAACTAATTTCTACACTCATGAGCAGCAGATTAGGTTAGCCCCTGGCGAGCACCATTTGGTGCCCAAAGCTTATCTTCTTAGCGAGCAAATTGCTAACTTAAAAGCCAAGGGTATGCTGGTCGTTATCGGTTAATCACATTTTGGGCATTGACAGGGCAAAGATAATCCAGAGTATAATTTGGAGAATCAAATGGCCGTGTACCTTAGCCCTGGTGTATTTACAAAAGAAGTCGACCTAAGTGCGCTGCCTGAAGGCAATGGTGGTGTGATCCCAGCGTTCGTCGGTGCATGCAGCAGGGGACCTATCGGAGTCCCGACTTTAGTAACTAGCGCAGCACAAGCGATTGACACGTTCGGCGATCCGATCAGCTACTTGATGCAATCCGTACTAGCCTTCTTCGAGCAAGGCACTTCCTGTTACATCCAGCGCGTAGCAGTTGAATACAGTGATATTCTCCCAGATCCAGTGAAGCAGATAGCTGTTGATTCAACTACCAAGACTAACGGGTGGGGCAGGATTCCACTATTCCAGGGTCCAGATGTTGCTCGTTTACCGTTTAAATTGATTGATTCAAGCAATCCAGTAACGTTTTCTGCTGCAGTCGTCTCGACCCCAACATTTTACCAATATCACGTAGCCACTTACGGCACCACCACTGCTGCAATGACGGTTACTGGCACATACACTTACACTGCTCAACGTACTTTTTCGGTTAAAATAGTTGGCGCTCCAAGCGAACCAACTGCTGGCGCCAGAATCGGCGGAGCGCTCTACGAAGTGTACGATGGAGTGCAGTCTTCTCCTGTACTGTCTGGTGCATTTTCAACTAATAATCACGGTAATGGCCCTTCGGCGGCGATAGCTTTAACCTACACCACTGAGGCTGGTGAAGATGTTGTTACAGGCTTATCGTTCAGAGTAACTGTGTCGAGTGGTGAACTCCATGAGGATGACCTGTTCGTCTTCACCGCTGCGCCTGATAATCGCAAATTCTACGTGGCTGTCGAGCACGTGACTGGCGCCATGATCACTGTTCCAGCCGGTACGTACACTTCAGCTAGCGCATTAGCGACTGCGATTAACAATCTATTGGGCGCTGAAGATTACATCTGCACTACCAGTGACACAACGCCAGCTGTGGCGGTCCTTCAAAGTGTTGATTCAGGTGCTTTGATCCAATTGGTTGACAGCATTGCTTTCGGAAACACTGTTGGTGTTCCTAACTTTACACTCGACCAGGTGCGTGGCCATTTCACAGCTACGAATGCTGGCCCTTACGTCATAGGGGCAGCCAATAACAACGTAAGACTTGATGTGATTTCAAGCACCGTTAAGTCATTTGACTTTACGTTGCCTTCTGGCACTTACACTGCAGCCGATCTGGCATCGCAATTGAATAACCATGCAACAATCGACGGCGTGAGCTATTTCAACGCTATTGCAGTCGAATTGCCTGGTAGTGATGTCAATGGTGACACTTACGTGCTAATCAGCACGACCACTAACAATAACACCGCCACGATCAAGCTTTACGCAGATTACACTTTCCTTTCTACATTGCAGTTCGCTGCAGAATTAGGCATCAACAGTCCATTTGTTAGAAGCTACCGTGGATTCAATGATACACGGACAGTTCTACCAACGCCAAGCTTGCTTGATCCAAGCATTCCTAATAGCTGTGTAACTGATCCAACTGGCGATCAATGTGCAAAAGATACTAACTACTATTCTGAGATAGTCGGATTCTTTATAGCGCCATCCGCTGGCACTTGGTCGTCGGGTTACAAGATTAATCTGACCAGTAATTCGACTAGCCCAGGGTCGCCGGTAGGCAGATACTCATTGCAGATCAGCCAAAGCAGCGGGCAAGTCGTAGAGTCTTATGATGAAGTCTACTTTGATCCTACTGCTGACCGCTACATTGCTAATGTGATCAATCCAGGAAGCAAGTACGGCGGGGTTACTGGCAGTACTTACGTCAACTGGGAAGCTCGGCCTTCGACGGTCGGACCAGGCGAAACTAGGTTACCATCGCCCAAGTACAATGCTGCGTTTAAGGGTGGCCAGAATGGCATTCCTACTGGTGCCTATTCTAACTACTTGGATGCTGCGATTGTGGGCAATCCAGCTTTAGCATCTGGCCTTTACGCTTTCCAGAATCCGGAATCGATTGATATTAGTGTGTTGGCTGTGCCAGGGATCACATCTGGTGCAGTAATCGGCACAGCAATTGCAGTTTGCGAAAGCCGTGGCGATGTGCTAATGTTAGTTGATCCCCCATTCGGGTTACGTCCGCAGCAAGTTGTGGATTGGAGCAATGGCGTTCTGCCAGATGGTTCGACCAGCAATGCTTTAAACACTTCGTACGGCGCGCTTTACTGGAGCTGGATTAAGCGATTTAATCAATTCACCAGTGAATACGAATGGGTGCCGCCGAGTGGTTACGTTGCAGCGGTGATCGCTAGGACTGCCAGGGATTACGAACCATGGTATGCTCCTGCTGGAATAACTCGTGGCAGGTTAAATTCTGCTCTGGCGGTCGAGTACAGTCCTACCGAGGGCGAACGTGATTTGCTTTACGGCAACGGAAACGTTGTAAACCCGATCGTCGACTTCCCTCAAGACGGTATTATCGTTTTCGGTCAACGTACCTTACAACGTGTGCCTACTGCTCTTGATAGGGTTAGTGTGAGACTGTTGATGACGTTCCTGAAGAAACTGCTGACACGCACTTTACGTCAGTTCATCTTCGAACCTAACGACACTATTCTGCGTGCGCAGGTCACAAATGTACTTGATCCTTTGCTCGGTGATGTGCTGAATCGCAGGGGAGTGACAGCTTACAAGATTGTTTGTAACAACACTAATAACACCCCTGAAAGAATCGACCGTCAAGAGTTATGGGTGTCGATCTTTGTTAAACCTACCAAGGCTGTCGAGTTCATCGCTCTGAATTTGGTCGTTCTTCGCACAGGTGCGTCATTTACCGCCGAGGAAATCTTGGCGGCTGGTGGCGTAGTTTCCACTAACTAACAAAGGAGTCTAGTAATGCCAGGATTTAACGTAGCTGGATTAGGTGGCGGTGGGCCCAACAATCTCGGTGAGATGAAACGGGTCTACCGTTGGCAGATGTCTTTCTTGGGTCGCGGTGCTGGTAATTTTCCGACCAACTGCCTGTTACTACTTAAGAAGGCCACTCGTCCTTCGTGGAACTCCGAAGCTGTGACGATGCATCATCAGCAGGAAGAGATCTACTATGCTGGTAAGCAAAAATGGGATGCTGTCGGCATTGAGTGGTACGATTCTGAACAATCTCCTAACGTAAGCCAGGAAGTGTGGACCTGGTGTACGTCAATTGTAAATATGTCGACGATCGCTGTATCTTCGCCAGCTGACCACAAGAAGAATTCCACCTTAGAAATGTTAAATGGAATTGGTTCGCCAACGGAAAGATGGACGATGTACGGATGCTGGCCGAAGAAAATAGCATTCAACGACGTTAATTATGAAACGAACCAGATTATTTCGGTAAATGCCGAAATGTCTTACGATAGGGCTAACCGAGTGCTCTAATGCCAGGTTTTCAGATTCCTACAGAAGGTTTAGTAGGGCCACCAGCCGATGGTGGCCCTGCTAATACCGCTGAGATGATGAGGAAATACAGGTGGACTTTACGAATATCTGTTCCTGGTTTAATACCTTTTGTAAATAACTTTGTAGATCTTAGCGTTGCGTCTTGTGATCGGCCTAAGGTCGAATTTAAGGAAATGGAAATACATAATGGGGCCGATGTAATTTACAGGCCTGGCAAAGTGACTTATAAACCAATCAGCATTAAGTATTATGAGGCTGCCACGACAGCCGGTAACGTAAACGCCACAGCCTTTAGATTTTCGACGTGGTGGTCACAATTCGTCTTCCAGCAAGCAGACTCTAGATATGGAAAACGTGAAGCCTATGCTGCTAAGTGCGATATTAAGATGTCAGACGGTAGTGGACAAACCATGTGGCATTACACATTGTACAATTGCTGGCCGTCAACTTTAGATCCCGATGGGTTAGACTACAGCTCTAATGAAATTTCTACATACTCATTGACTTTACGGTACGATAGATTTGTGGAGAAATTTGAATAAGAGGTGCATATGCCTGGTTTCCAAATTGAAGGCATAGGTGGCAATAGCAGATTTGCGGATTCTAATGCCAGTTATTACACTAAGTTCTATTGGGAAATACAACAATTACTCGGCTTAGCTTTCGCTCCTGGGTCGGTATTGGTATCATTAAAGTCATGTAGTTTACCGACGTTTAAAGTTGATGTGGAAACGATAGTCGGCGCTTCTCATAAGTATAAGCATGCTAAAAGCATAGATTGGGAAAATATCAAAGTGACTTGGTATGATACAGTGGGGTTACTGCCGATAATGAAGCAATGGCGAGAATCTGTGTGGTCGTTCAGTGGCGGTTTGAAAACTCCTGATACTTATAAGAAGAACAGCAGCATCTTGGTCAAAACTCCCGATGAGGTAGGATCGCAAAAATGGAATCTATACCAAAGCTGGCCAGCATCAATCACCCATGGCGATTTAAGCTACACTGAGTCAGAGGTGAAGTTGATCGATGTAGATATTGTGTATGATTGGGCTGAAGAGTCATCCGAAGCAACTGAAACGTAGGAACCACATGTCAGAAGAAAATCTATTGGATTCGACACGAATGCCATCGCATCAGTCGGATGCGACGATGAACGATGGCGTAGTGTATGGACAATTGGAAGACATATCTGGGCCCAATTCGTCAAATGAAGAATTTGTAAAAAGTCTATTGGCGACTCCTAAAGAGAAGCTAATCCCTTGGGAAGACTGCTCGTTACCGAGTAAAGGTCTGTATTATGGATGGGGTCATGGGATCATCCAAGTACGGGCCATGAGCCAGACTGCAGAAAAGGTGCTGGCTACGCAACGGTTAGCCCAATCAGGCCAAAGCATCGATTATCTTTTTAGGGAATGCTGTAAGTTCCCAGATGGTTTTGATCCTTCGATGCTGTTAGTGGGTGACAGGATCTTTTTGCTGTACTACTTACGTGGTATCACACATGGTAATCTGTACGAGTTCCAACTGACATGCCCTAATACGGCATGCAGTAGCATTAGTACTCACACATACGATTTAAATGAGTTAGCTGGGACTGTGACCTACGCTAACGATGAGTTGGGATCTGAACCATTTAAAGTCATCTTGCCATATTTGACAAAGGCGACTGGCCGAGAGGTCTATGTTAATTTGAGGTTTATCAGATCAGTAGACACTACCGGAATGTTAGCTAAGAGAAAGATCGCTAAAAATTCAGCGGCACATTCATCAAAACAGCCAAGATTCAAATCCACCATCACATCTGACGACTTAGATAACACGTTGAATGAGAATCTTGAGAAGGTGATTGTTGACATCATGGGGGTGTCAGACGAATATGCCATCAAGCAGTTCGTCGATAAACTGCACGCTCAGGATACTTCTGCGATTAGGGAATGGTTAAAGGACAACACTCCGGGGATTGATACTACGATTAAGGTGGCTTGCCCTGATTGCGAAAACGAGTATTCGGCACAGTTGCCAATAAGTGAAGGCTTCTTTCGCCCAGCAAAGCGCTGATAGTTTAGAAAAACAGTACGATTCATTGCTTGAGCAGCAATTTTTGCTCAAGCAACATGGCGGTCTTACGTTATTTGAACAAGATAACATGACTGCGGAAGATCGTAAATGGTGGATCAAAAGACTAGAAAAAGAGAATCGAGATCGCGAAGAGCGTGAAAAGGGCTATTCGTCGTCAATGCCTTCTATGCCTTCCATGCCTTCTATGCCTTCTATGCCTTCTATGCCTAGGCGATAGGTAAAAATACCATAAAGGGGTTTACCTATGGCATGCAATGTACCTGCTGTTTTTTTTCCGCGTATCTCAGCTCGCCGTGGCGAAATAGTGGACTTGAATAATGAATTTTTTCTCGGCGGTAGGCCAACCAATCCATATGCAATTCGTAAAGTCGAGATCTATAAAACAAGTGTCATTCCAGGAAATTTAATCGCAGCCATTCCGGTAGTGGATCCATGTGACCCATTATATCCGGCTCCATTGTGCCAGCCTGATGCTATCACTCCTGTCTCACCATGCGATGTTACAGCAACACCGAGCGGTCCGTTAGAGGGACAGTATCATCTCTACTTTCATATACCGAATGACTTTGCATGCCCAGAAGTCTATATTGACCTGTGGTATTACTATGCTACTGACCCTTGTGATTACGGCACAGGTTGCCCTACGTGTCCATTAGATGATCCAGCCAATGAAGCAAAGCTGCTTAAGTGTTGTCACCAGTTTTGGGTCTACCCAAATAACTGGTTCTGCGACGATGGGTTAGAGACTGTAAGATTCGGATTCGAACCTTTAGACCAAAAATTCTACAGTCCGGAATTTCGGCCACTCGAAGTTGGGCTGATGCCTTTGCCATTATATGACTACAATTATAATCTGGTCGACCCCATGATACCGTTTCTTCAACCTTACATCACCATTACTACGCAAAATTGCGAGACGATAATAAAAGACGCTCCTTGCACCATAGGGTTAAGACAAGGGTCATTCAGGGCTAATCCGTATGTGATTCAATATCCATTAAATACTACCGATTTTCTGAAGGGCACCTATAACTATCAGATTAAATTAGTATTACCAAATGGTCAATCACGTGTGTCAAAACGCTACGTGTTGAGCATCCAATAGTATTGAACTAGCTATGGGAAAATCGAACATACCAGCTGGTAAGATAAAAGCATGGGTAGCTAAGCGGTTTCAGTTCAAGGAAAGGAAAGATGGCGTAGAATTAGTATTAAACAATCCCTTAACGTATGATGACGGTGAGCATTTTAGCATAAACATCGAGAAAGGTGTCTGCGGTGATTGGCGCGGTAACGAGTGGGCAGGCCCAATCACTCATACTGGAAAACGCAATACTAGTTTTCTGAATTTCGTATCGAAAGTCCTAAAGTGCAGTATCAGAGAGGCGTTGAAGTCAGTATTAGGAGACCATGCTGACTTGTATGCGGTCAGCAAAGAGCAAATTAGCAAGCCGGATCCTAGAATCATAGCAATACCTGCGGAGTTCAAGCCGATCAGTGGAGATACAGAAGACCAGCAGTCATTGATCTCTTTAATGTACTTGTTAAAAAGAGGATACTCGGATGTTGAGATAACGAAAGGAAATCTGCATGTCAATGGCGTCACGGTTCTTTGGCCATACTACGAGTTCGGTGAATTGGTCTATTGGCAAAGCCGAAGTGTGATTAATAAAGCATTTAATTTTCCTACTAATGTAGTCGATGTGGACGGTAGTAAGATTGGTAAGAGTGATTTTTTATATGGCTTCGATGATTGTGAGCCAAACCGGTATCTGATTTTGGTAGAGGCGATTTTCGATAAAATGACGTTGGGTGATCAATGCTGTGCCATCGGCGGTGCGATGCTAACTGAGAAGCAAGCTCGTAAAGTCTGTTTTCTTAAGCCTAAGTCTGGCATCATTCTTGCGGTCGATAATGATTTAGCTGGGCTTAGGAGCATCATATCCAATCATGGCATCTTAAAACCCCATGGCTTTAAGTTGTTCTATGCGATACCACCATCGGGGGCTAAAGATTGGAACGAGTGTATCACTGAGTGCGGTTTAGATAAACCAAGTATCAGAAGGGCGATGGCTGATAGCATACAGCTTTTAGATATGCAGGCATTAATTAAAATAACAAGACAGATAGCTGCAGCTGAAAAAGACAAAAAAAAGAGATCATAGGACGTGTTTTTTAATGATATTTGCGTATTCCATTTTGTATTCACGGTAATTAGCATTTACATCAATCATGTTTTTCAGTGTATGATATCGCATTTTACCCGAGTAGTTTTTCCATTCTGCTGCTAAAGCTTTCAGCGCAGCGACTTCTTCACTACCGAACGCTGTGGATAACACTCCGCAATATTTGTTATTCTTGTTACCTAAATATAATATAAGCACTTCACTAGGTGGCTTTCCTGGTAATACGTAAGAAAGGTTCCAAATTTCCATGGCTGGATCACCACCGACATCTAAAGCATCATATTTTTATGTATCATTTCAAGTGGGACACTTCGGTACGCCGACTGATGATTACGGCTCAAAGGTGTTTTCAGCGGAATTCACCGGAATGGTCAATAATGGTTACAGTGTCACATTTCGTGTAAATGATGCATTCTTGCTTTTGCTTAACGATTTAATAGCTAAAGATTATCTTAAGACAGCAAAAAAGGAACCATTGTATATCGAATTTCAGTACCGTAATACAAGTGGCGATGTGACCATACCGGATAATGCCACGCCGCTACGCACTGCTATCGTGACCACTATGGAGTTTTGTCAAGGTCCATTTGAGAAGGGCCAAGCCGAGATTACCGCTGTGGACCCTGCGACCTATTTCCTCAGTACATCTTTTGCTGACGGTGGTGTGTTGGTAGGCAGCCTTGACCAAGCATTAACCAAATTATTTAATAATGTGCTCTTATATGTCACCACTACGGTCACAAAATTCCGTGGATCGGATACAATGAGATGGTATTTGCTCAGAATGGATTATAAGACGTTCTTAATGAATTTGCTCGAATATGGTGCAGCGTTAACATATGATCAGACTGGTATTATTATCGAGACGGATGGTTTCACTCTTAATATAGGAACGCAGGGACAGATACCTAGCAGACAGAGGAGATTTTATAGCGCAGGTCAGGGTCTGCCCAATACCCTTCTTACTGGCCGAATAATTTCTAACAATAGCCAATTCGTAGTAGCTGGCGCCATTTCTAGCTCAGGGACACCGAGCACATATAATGCGTATTTCAGTAATGACAACCAGTCAGTATTTAATAATTACCCTGTTTATTCATACTGCGTAGTGGGAGAAAATTACACTGCAACTAAACAAATCCCCAAAGTATCGCCTGCGGGTAGCTTTGAAGGTCCGGACCCTGGCTCAGTAGTCGATGCTGTCACTAACCCACAAACGCAGATTGCACTTGGTATCGGGATGACGAATTTCAATTCAATGCCAGAAATGTACTCTGGGGGTGAGATAGGTGTGCCATATCAAGATTATCTCGATGGGAAGGCCAGAGCTTATTATTTCGGTCTTCTAAACAATGAATTGAAAGGCGTAATAACTGTTCCAGGTGACGGTGAATTTGCAGACACCAAAGGCCTTGGTGTCGATACAGTGTACATTAGATGGGCTTTAGCAAACGAGCAGGGACCATATTGGGCAAATGGTAATTGGTGTGTATATGGTTTTCGTCATACGTTTAAGATAACGACAGGATGGCTGACTGACATTTATGTAAGCCGGTGGGATTCTAACGGGACCGGAGTTCAAGTGCCGTAGCGGTAACCCAAATATAAATTTGGAGGCCGCATAATGGCAGATATCAACAAATACGCACTTCAGCTGCAGATTCAATTAGATCAAGAGATCCTTCGTACTGCGATCGACGATGTCTCAGAGCAGTTTGCGCAGCTTGAGCAGCAAATTGAAAGTCAAATAAATACAGCATTCATGGAAGTGGTTGGCACCGTTGGCGTCATGTCTGTAGAGCTTAATAAATTCAAGGACATCACTACCAATAATTTAACTATGCCGTTACAGTTCTATAATAGGCTTCTTTTACAGAGTGTGGCACATAGCACAGCATATGCGGACACGCTAGAACGAGCCAAAGGTTCTACAGATAATTTGGTAGCTAGCAGCACTGCTTTGGTTACACATAGTACAGCTTACGCCAAAGAGCTAGCGGAAGCAACAGGACGAGTCGGTGATCTAATTGATGGCACAAAGGCTATTGAAGCTATTAGCAAAACCTATCTAGGTACGGTTGAGCAGACCAATACGGCGGTTGCAGGCCTTACAGATAATATGACAAAAAGCGTCACAGTGAGCAAGGAACACTTCGACATACTCAAAGCTACGAATAAAGTGGTCAGTAATTTAATCGTTCCTCAAAGCGTGAATACGGCGCTGGCGGCAATGCGCGAAAAATTCGGTAGTCTCGGAGAACTGTCTAAGCTAACCAACGAGCAGTTCGCAGCGTTAACTGGTAGCCTTGATCCAGAATTTATGGCTAGCAGTCTAGAAAACATTGGTGAAATCTGGGCTAGCCTGACTATAGAACAGCAAAGGTATTTC